TGGGGCATCCTTACGCCCATACGAGGTTAAGGGCCGAGTTGAACGAACAGCCCCCTTCAGTTTCACCGTAGAGGGCGACAGAGAGCGTGGACAGGCATGGGCAGGCCAAATCGCCACCCACATACCTTCAGAGGCAAGCATATGGTTCTTAAGCGACCCTGCGTCCCTAACCATTAACGCCTATAGCAATAGACCTACTGGCTATGACGGCTACCCATGGACTATACCCACTAACTGGTATCGTGTTGAAACATTGGCCGTGACCAACACCCCACAGCGGTTTGGCTCAGTAGAGTATGGCCGCACAAACAACCCTGTTCCACAATTCCCGATAGCGTCCAATGAGACGAAACGAATAGAGATAAACGAGACAGTCTGGACGTATGATTGGGAGTTCTCATTTGATAACACAACTCCATAGGAGATAGTCATGGCTAACGGAAGAAGAAGAAAAACAAGGAAAGAGCTGTTCGACTTAGGGGGCGGGGCGATAACCACGCTTCCTGGCGTTTCAGCAGCACAGAAGGTGGCACTAGCCGAAGCACAAGGCAGGCAGGTAGGGGCAGCGTTTGCAACAAGAGGCATTACGGATGCAGACAGGCTGGAGATAGAGAGTGAGCCAATCAACAAGGAAGAGTTCCCCGAATTAGCCGCACAGCAGGACGAAGAGATTAGGCGAGCAACGCTGCCGGGCCGCATTACTGGCCCCGTAGTTGGCGAGACTTCGGATGCTGCACGCTTGGCCGATGAGGCTGGCGTGGACTTCGTATTGCCTTCACAGATACAGAAGAACCCGCTAGAGCAGGCCCTAGCTACAGAACGCAGCAAGTTTGCTGGCGGCCCACTAGAGTTGGGTGCGTCTGTACCGATAGAAGATAGACGTGTGGCTGAAGGCGAGATATTTGACGAAGCTACTGGCACCGTACAGCGGGCTGAGAGTGCTGGCCAGCGCAAGGCGTTGACCCCAGCAGAGCAGAAGCAACGCCAAGAGCAGGGGCCGTTAGAGGCGCAGCTTGCAGAACTTAGAGAGCAGCTTGGCTCAACCCTTGCGTTCAATCGCAGGTTCTCTGGTGCTAAGACGCTAGAGGCCAAAGAGAGTGCTAAGGCGCAGATTGGTGGCGAGATTAAGCAGTTAGAGGATAGGTTGGCTGCTAATAGGAACGCTATTATTGCCGAGAAGAAGACTGCTACCGACCTTGAGTCAGAGCTTCGGCTTGAAGGCGAGTCAGCTAGGGTTGCCGCAGAGTCTAGGGAGCGAATAGATAGGGCAAATAGAATCCAGAAAGCGTTTCAGTTTGGCACTCTTAGTGCAGCAGATAAACTGAAGTTTGGGCTTGATGCCGCCAAGGTACAGCTTGAACAAAAGCGTGTAGCAGAACAAGTGGCTGCTGGCGAGTTTGCGCGTGACCCTGCTAGATTACAGGCACAGTTGGAGAAGGAGAAGAGAGAAGCCCTGCGTGACGAGAATATGGCTAGGTTCAATGCTCTGGTTGAGTTTGAAAAGACCAAGGTGGGCAAGAAGACAATCTCTGAAGATATATTCGATGAGGAAGGCAAGGTTGTTGTGGGCCGCACAGACATTACAAGACCTACTGGTACGCCAGAGGTGCCAGAACTTGAGACTGTTCCTGTGCCAGACGCTCAACGCCCAACTACATCCCCAGAGAGCGTGGGGGATGCCAACGGAGATGGCCGCATAGACTCAGATGACGTTGCGTTTGCAAAGGCGGTTGACAGGGTTGACAGGGTGAAAAACAGCCCTCTCTTTGAAGGCTTGAATGATGAGGAAATCGTAATCAAGATATTCAAGACGGTGAACGAGCAAAAGGGAAGTGCTGCAGCAAAGCTCGCGGTGGACAATTATAAGGCGGCCAAGCTACTGGTGAAGGAGAACAATCGTGGCAAGCAATAACAATAGTCTCGACTTCTTGTTAGATGATGTAGGACAGGCAGAACCTGCCAGCACTCCTTCCATACAAGACGAGTCTCTTGATTTCTTGCTAGACGGTCCAGCGAAAGCCCCGCCCGTGGCAGCACAGGACGAGTCCTTGGACTTCCTGTCTCAGCCAATCCAGACGAGAACCGCACTAACCGCCCCAGACGGCCAGCCAGAGGGTGACACCATGCTGCGCCAGAGTGTAGCCGATGCTACGCCAGCCCAAGGCCCTGCCAGCGAACTCATACAGGAGTCCAAGACTACAGATGATGCCATTGTCGCAGGGCTGGAGCGGTCTAAGGAGGAGCTAAGGGCAGCACAGGCGTCTGGTGATGTTGCCGCCCAGCAGACGGCCAACAAAAGATTTAACGAGTTTCAGAGGTTGGCAGGCTTAGAGTCTGCTGCCAGCATAGAGGGCGAGGGTGCAGGGGCAGAACAGTTCCTTGGTGCAGCAGAACCTGTGTTCAGGGGGCTAAAGTCCCTAGAGTCTGGGCTTACGCTAGGATTGAGTGACTTGGTGCTTGATAGGCTTGGCAAGGCTGCAGGTGCCGAACTCAACGCCCAGTCCACAGGTGAGCAGATTGCCAACTCCACATTGAACCTTATTGGCGCAGTCCTTTCGGGTAGGGCTGTTGCGGGTGCTTTTGGTGGGCTTAAGAAGGTGCAGGAGCTTTCCAGCTTAGGTCAGTTGTTCGCCACAAGGCTTGGCACAGCGGGCATAACCTCTGGCGTTAGGAGTCTAGCTTCTTTAGACGCTGGCGTAGACCCTAAGACTGCAGCAGCCAACTTTGGGCAGTCTGTAGCAGCATCGCTTATAGGCATATTCCCAGAGCAGACCGTTGGGCCAGGTGTAAGCAACTTCTTGGCTCAGGTGGGTACAGACTTGGCCTTTGACATGATTACCGATTTAGGGCTTAGGGATAGGCTACAGGACCAGTCATTCATGGATTGGTTCATCAAAGAAGAGATGCCGCAGTTGGCTATGAGCATAGTATTTGGTCTAGAGGACAACGCTACCAAGAGTGGTAGACTGAAGCTACAGCGCAGTCAGGGCGAATTTGATATGTTTGCCCGCAAGACCAAGAAAGCCGTTCTGTCTAAGTTCAAGAAGGACTTGGCCGAGGGCGAGAAGACGGGGTTCAAGACAGAGGAAGCTCCTGCACCTGTACCAGAAGCCCCACAGCGCATAGAGATAGACGAGACAGGTGAATCTAGGCCAGTGGTCGAAGAACCTGTGGCGGCCCCTGAGCAGAGGGAGACACCCATAAGGCCAACGCCAAGGGAAGCCCCCAGCGTCATCTCTGTTGCCGACAGGTCTTCCATATCAAAGGGGGAGCCTGTTTTTGCACTTCAAAGTGGTGAAACAAATCGCGGTGTTCCTACATATGCCTCCCGTATAGATATTCCAGCACATCTTGAGAGAACGCTTAGGGTTCCAAGCGGGAAAGATGTTACGCATACAAACATAGATACAAAGCTCTCCAATGTTGTAGGTGACGAGAAGCTGTTTGCAGACTTTCCAGAGGCTGAGAATGTGAGGGTGGATGTACGCATAGACCCAGACGGTGTTTATGACCCCGTTCATGGGCAGGTTAGTACGGTGGTAGATGCAACCGACAAATCATCCATAGGCCAGCACACAATAAGGTTCACGGCTAGGAATATTGACGAGGCATCTGCGGGCATAGCCCATGAGCTTCAGCACGTTGTGCAGATATTAGAAGGGCGTGGACAAACAAGGGAATCAAGGCGCATCCCCTATTTTGAACAACCTGCTGAGGTTGAGGCCGCCCAAGCGTCAAGAGCGTTTGTAGAGTCTAAGCTTCCCGCTCCGTGGGCCAAAGAGTTTTTAGAGACAATAGACAGTTTCAAGCAACCGTCGCCTTCACCATCAGCCGCCCCTGAAGCCCCCCGCCCGATACCAGCATCAGCAGAGCGCATAGCGGCCCAAGAGGCGGCCCTTAAGACTGCAAGCAACATAGATGATGATGTGACCGTTAAGCAGCAGCAAGAGTCTGCGGCAACTAGGCCAGACAACACAACTGCACTGACGAAGGAAGAGATTGCCAGAATCAGGGATGCGTCCGAGCTAGACCAGATAGAGCCTGAAGCCCAGCGCACGTTTGCTGACAGATTGAACAGAGTCAAGGCAAAGGGGCTAGACCAGCAGGCGGAGGAGGTTGCTAGAGGCGCGATAAAGAACAAGGGCAACATAACAGACGATGAGTTCGTGGCTATGATTCTCAGGACAGCTCAACTGGAAGACGAGCGGGCGGCAATAGTGAAAAAAGCTGCCGATTTGATAGATGCTGGCAAACCAGCAGAGGCCGCAAAATTGCAGACCCAACTAGACGTTAAAGACGAGATTCTTGACGTTATCACTGAGGCTGCAAGGTTCCGTGGGTCAAAGGCTGGTGGTGCACTCAACCTCCAAAGGCTAAGAATCAACAGAGAGGTATACACTCTGGCTGGATTAAAACAGGCACTCAAAGTTGCTAAGGGTGATAAGCTGACCGTCAAAGAGAACGTAGAGGCCAAGAATCTGACAGACCAGATACGGACGCTAGAAGACCAAGTTGCTAAATTGACGGCAGCTGCTGACAAGATGGATGCTGGTAGGTCAAAGAAGAATGCGGGCCGTGTACTCAAAGAGGAAGTTGGCCAGACAAGGCGCAGGAGAAAGCAGGCTGGTCTAGCGGAAGAGCAGGCTGACCTTAAGAAGCAACTTGCTACCATGGGCCATAGGGTCAATGACGTTACAGGGCTGGCCCCTGAAGCCGCTAGGATTATCGGGAAGCTGGCGATAAACCATATCAAGCAGGGTGCTACCACGTTAGAGGCTGTGGCCGAGCGTGTGAGGCTAGATGTGCCGGACTTAACGGACAGGCAGGTATGGGATTCATTGGCTGGCAAAAGGCGCACAGAGAAGTCTCGGCAGCGCAAAGAGGCTAGGAGTGTTGAGTCGGACTTGAAGATTCAGGCTAGGCTAGAGGCCAAGATAGACGATGCACAGAAGGGCATATTTGACCAACCAGCCCTAAAGGCGTCTGATTCTGCTAGGGTGAAAGAATTACGAAAGCTCTTGAAGAAGCTAAAGACGAGTGCGTTTCGCACCATCAATGACGATATGAAGCTTAAAGAGGTTCAGTTGAAAATACAGCAAGTTCAGGACCAACTTGCTACAGGACAAAGGGATGTCAAGAAGGCCCGACCAGAAGACAGGGCTGACATAACCAAGGCTAAGCAGGATTTGGCAGACTTGAGGGCTTTGATGCGTACCAATGACAAGATAGCAGACCTGGACCGCCAGATTGCAGAGGATGATTTTGCCGCTACCCCGCAGAGAGATAAGCGGGTACGCCTAGAAGAACTTGAGAATGCTGCTGTTAAGTTGGCGGCCAAGAAGCGTGATGTAAAGGCATTGATAGACAGCAAGAAACCGCTGACAAGGACTCAAATAGCCAGAGAGGTCGGTTCGCTCTCAAGGGCAACTCTTGCAACGGCAGATATGTCTGGAGCCTTGAGACAGGCTGCGATATTGGGAGCAAGACGGCCAGGAACATTCGCCAAGTCGTTCGGCAAGGCTTTTGGTGCGTTCTTCTCGCAGCACAAGGCTGACGCCATAGACTTCAACCTTCGCAACCACCCCAACCAAGTGAAGCGTGACAAATCTGGCCTGTTCTTGGCTACGCTAGACGGACCTATACGGGCTGGAGAGGAACAGTTTGCGTCGCGCTTGGCAGAGAAGATACTAGGGTTTGGTAAACTTGTTAAGGGGTCAAACCGCAATATGACTACTATGCTGAACATGATGAGGGCGGCATCGTTTGACCAGTTCGCAAAAACCTATCCCAACGCTACAGACGTTGAACTTAGGGCGTGGGCTGATTATGTAAACAAGGCCAGTGGCAGGGGCGATTTGGGCAGTTTTAATAGGGCGGCAGAGGACTTGGCCACTGCATTCTTTGCTCCGCGTTTCACTGCTTCTAGGGTGCAGACTCCACTTGCCTTTTTTAAGAATTGGAAGAACCCTAGAGTTAGAAACGAGATTGCCAAAGACTTCTTCGCGTTTTCCACTGTTACGGCGTCCGCGATTGGTCTTGCTCAACTTGCAGGTGCAGATGTAGGGACAGACCCAGAGAGTAGCGACTGGGGAAAAATCATAGTCGGCAATACCAGAATAGACCTGTTCGCTGGCCTTCAGCAGCCTGCCCGCATTTTGGCTGTTGCGGCTCTAAAGGGAAAGCAAGCATTCGGCGGAAGAGAAGTCAACACCAACCTTAGAGATTTAATGTCAAGATTCGTCTTTTACAAACTGAACCCAACGGTGACTGGGCTTGTGGCTTTGGTAGAGGGCAAAAACGCAATAGGCCAAGAGCAGGGTAAAGTTGAAACGCTTATCAGGGCGTTTGCCCCTTTGGTCTGGCAGGAGGTTCACGACTTATGGGTAGGGACTCACGACCCAGTAAAGACAACTGCTGCTGGAGCGGGGGCATTCTTTGGCCTATCAATTTCAGAACATACACCCCGCAAGAAAAGCAGAAGACGTACACGGAGACGATAATGAAACACCTAAAACTAATAGCCCTAGCCCTGCTCATACCGTCAGTGGCCATGGCATTCCCACGCAACACCAATACCGAGAACTTTGTCAATGCCAACCTAAGCTTTGACTATACCAACTTCACATGGAATTGGTCTGGTTACGACGACCAAGTGCTAAACCTGAACAGTGACTATGCCTATACGGGCATGATATTCAGGCTTACTAGAAAGCAGACTGGCCCAGTGTTCTTGGATGTGACCAATGGTGTAGTTAGTGGGCAGACCAATTACTTGGCTACTATAGTCAGGACAAGCTTGCCCCCTAATAACGTATACTTCGCTGAACTGCTGGGCTATGAGAGCCAGTACACCAATGTACCAGGTCGTAGTATCGCTAAGGGCAAAGTGCAGATACACCATTCATTGTTTGAGAATCAGGATCAAAGCGCATGGACTAACCCATTGGCTAATGCTCTTATAGGGCCACCCCTGCATACATTGACTAGCATGAGTAACTGGCCGTTCACCAGTAGCGTAGCCTTTGATGAGAGTACGAGCAATAATGTCAAACTGTCTTCGGGGCTAATGACCGTGACGTTTGCGACGAACTATGCTGCGTCTCTTAGTGGGGCGAGCCTATTCACCAATAGCATATTTGTGTCTGGGCTGCTTGGCAGAGATGGTGGGGCGGTTGCGGGTGTGAACACTATTTCATTGGACTTAGCGGCAAGTGATACGCAGTCATGGAATGTGGCCAGCGACACTATCGTTGCTAGGTCGAGTGCATGGGATGTGGCAAGTTCTACGATAGTTGACAGAAGCAATACATGGAACATTACGGGCAGCACGCTGACCGATAGAAGCAATCAGTGGGATCTGGCGATAGTGTCAAATCAAGCTGATGTTATATCCATATCCAACCTAACCGCTGGCGCATTCACCCATTGCATAGCCGATGGGCTATCGTCCAATAGGCAAACGATAAACTTCAGTACAGATGGCAATGCTATTACGGGTGCGGTTAATTCTACTGATGGTGCGCCATTGGTGTATTTCTGGGGCGGGCGTCCAGTGAGCTATGCCATGCCATCGAACCTATTGATGACTGCTGGGGCTACCAATAATCTTCAGATTAGTTGGGTCTATGCTACATCTAACGCCATACTCGTAGCAGATGGTGATAAGCCTACGGGTGAGGTGGCCATACTGTTTAAGGTGGGGCTATTGGATGCTGCCGATGTGCAGGATGATGAAGGGCCAACGCTGCTTCAGAGATGGACCGAGATGGTGGGCGGCCCTAACGGTAGGGGCATGCTCAGTCATATAGGCGAGAGGATTAGGACTCTGGGTGCCAAGTGGCAGACGGGTATGGCCGCTAATGTCAGGACGAATGTGAACGGGGCTGCCGAGGATGACGTTTTTGTGACAATGGATGCAGGGACCGCGTACCAGCTTCACTTACAGAACGTGACTGCTGTCACGAATGTGGACGCTTCTGCTGAGTATCATATCCTTAACGATCCCAGCGGCATCAAGGCCATCACGAACCTAAACCAGATAAGCGTTGATGCTAATGGTGTCGCTGTGTTGGACTCAAACAACGCTAGGTTCAACGTACAGGTCATAGGATTCGCCCCTTCAGGCTCTACCAACAATATAGGCATGAAGATAGGGCTTAACCTGTCTACCGACCAGTACAGCACCGAAGCTGCGGCATTGGCTGACTCTAGTGCCTTTAGCGTACTCAGCGTAGATAAGGACTTAGAGAGTACGGCTGTATGGCTGGCTACGCTTACCCTGAGAAGGCAGACTGCGGGTAGCGGGACATGGACTACCATTATTACCGATAGGCGTGGGTTCCCTCTATTCACTTCGGGTGGGGGTAGCTCGGCTAGTGCTGCAGCAAGCGTATTCAGCGATAGCTCTTTCAGGGTGTTTGACGATGGCGACTCTACCAAGCTGTTGGCTCTTGAGGTTAGCGAGGTGAGTACGGCCACTACGAGGACATGGACTGTGCCCAACCAAGACGGGACATTCGTTACCACCAACCAAGCTTTAGTGTGGAACGCTAATCAAACCGTGAATGGTGTGCTGACCGTCAACGGCACTAACGTCATGCTGCAAATCCCCAACACGAATGAGGTCAACGTATGGACCGCTGAACAGGCTATAAACGCTGACCTTACTCTAGGTGCTTCATCGGCTATACACCGCAATGATGAGGATGGGGTTGTGGCTATATGGGGTGGGGCAGAGAATGGCCCTAGTGCTAGTGTATTGGCCTATGGCACCAATAGTTCGAATGGCGACCTCTGGCTTGAGGCGGGCAGGAATGGCGGAGATATAGAGTTCTATCTTGGCGGCACACAGAAGGTGACTATAGCCGATACGGGAAATGTGGATATAGACAACGACCTTAACGTGGACGGCGGATTGGTTGTGGACCTACCTGCTACGAATAAATTGACAACGACATTGACGGGCAACGTGGGAATCGGAATAGATGCCAGTACTCAGCCTCTCCATGTCGCGTCAGACGGGGTCAACGATAAGATAAGGCTTTCTCGTCCCGGTGGCGGACAGACGGTAGACTACGGCTTATCTTCGACTGAGTGTCAGATAAGTTCTACCGAGCCCATAGTGTTAAGGCCCGGGAACGCTGAGTCAGTACGTCTGTTAGAGAATGGGAATGTCGGCTTTAGTGTAACCTCTCCTACTCAAGTGGTTGACGTGGCAGGCACAGTCAAGGCCGATGCATTTGACGTTGGTTCAGGCTCCATCTTCTACTCCAACGGTCCTAGTGACTGGGCAGAGCAGGACTTCTCTGGTGGGGCATGGGTCGTATACTACCACACCAACTCTGCCCCAACAATAAGGACGAACACCTTTGACTTCAAATAAACTCATAGTTCTATTGCTGCTTGTGGCCTCGACAGCCTGCGGTGGTGATTGGAAGTTCGGGAGGGTGCCGGGATTCACAAACACCTTTGACTATTTGAAGGTGCCTTCCAATGCGTACACAGGGACCGTTGTAATGCTCAGTTTTAATCAGACGCTCAACGACGCAGAGGTTGACAGTGGCAGCGATACGAACAACGTCAACAAATCAGACGGGGCCGGGGCGTGGACGACTGTTGACGAAGGGACGAATAAGTATATCAGCCTTGATGGAGGCGATACTGGATTCATTTCTGACAACAGCGGCCTCGACGCTGGCAACAAGCTCACGGTTGCGCTGTGGGTGGACCCTGACAATGCCAACACGGAGGAAGCGTATATCAATAAGCGCGGCGGCGGTGGCAGTCAGAACTCGTGGACCTGTTACCAATGGGACAGCGGCAGGATGAGGTTCAACTTCTCCAATAGCGGGAGCGCGAACAGCAACTCATGGACTGCTCAAGGGGTTATTGCTACAGGATGGCAACACATAGGCATCACGTGGGACGCATCGTCCGCACAGGTGATTAAGATATACCGTAATGGCATACAGCAGGGGCTTGACAGGGACGATGGGGTACAGAACCCTCTCTTCAATAGCAGCTCTGACATTATGATCGGAGCATATAATCAGGACTCTCCCGGCGCACACTTCAGCGGCAATATGGACGACATCATCGTGGACTGCGATACGGCATACACCTCTAACCAAATATTTCAGTTGTGGCAGATGGGGCGGAAATGAAGAAGATACTATTACTCTTCGCTTTGATTGCGCTGCCCTGCATGGCTGGCGACCACAGTATCAAGCTGTTCGTTCTGGGTTGCAGAGACTCCTTCTATGCGGCCAACAGCAACAAGCTTCAAAAGATCCAACTGGCTATCTGGGATAAAGACGACACTCGCCCCAACCGTAACAAGGTAGACCAAGGCTGGATGCCCACCCATAAGATAAGCGATACCAATGTTACAGGTCGTATATATGTCGTATCCTTCCAGCAGGCCAAGAGCAGCCTAGACGCAGCAGAGATAGCTAAGTTCAAGGCATGGACAGACGATAACCCTGGCGTAATGTTTGCGGGCACTTTTGATGTGACTAATACGCTGGCGAGCAAGGGTTGGGCATATACAAAGAACTTGAACCCATCGGATGAATAATGAAATGGTCTATAATCGTAGGGTTAATGATGGCATTGGCTACAGCCCTATTGTTATGGTTTATGTGGTAAAGGGGAAGGTAAGGGAGTAAAGGGATGACCAACGGGACAGACAAGGATATAGGCAAGCTATTGGCATATGCCGAGAGTGCCAAGGATGAGCGTCAGGTGATTCACGCCAAGGTCGATGGGCTGAGCGTGGACCTAAACGAGCTAAAGGCTAACGGCTGTGCTGTCAGGACAGAGGTTGAGCAACGCCTAGATGTACTGGAAACCCCCGCCCCACAACCCACAGTCAATGGCCTAGTCATCAACAACCCCATAACAGGTAAGCCCGTAATCAGTGCTAGAGGTATGGACGCTGTAAAGATAGTGGTATTAGCCCTTATCCTTTTAGGCGTGGTGGGGGGCTTTGTGTTCCTTAGATATGAGATGGCCAAGCTTAGGACTGTCGGTGTAAGCCATACAATGGATGTGGCAGAGGTGGAAGAGTGATGTTGGGCGCATTCATCAATCCTAGGGGGTACGCCTTGGACAAGGTGAAGAACGTCAAGCGTCTAGGTATCTTCCCTAAAGCCATATATGAGTTCCGCCTAAAGAAGAATGCGCCATTGACCTTTGAGATGCCTGATGGGACAAGGTATCGCCCAGACCAACACTTAGCCGAAACAGACATGGGTTCTACACCTGCTAGTCTGCAACTGTTCCTGCCTAAAGACGAGTTCCTGCTAAGCTATATCTTCCATGATAGTGGCTATCATCACCATGGGCTGTATAAGAAGGGGCCACATGGGCATACCTATGTGTTCCATGATATGAGTAGGAAGGACGTAGATAAGCTATGTCTGCGTAGGATGATTAAGGTTGAGGGTGGTGGGCGGATTAAGGTTGGTCTGATATATAGGCTAGTGCGTCTATGTGGGGGCGGACCATGGAAGGCTGGACACGCCCCAGATGTGGTGGTTTAGGCCGATAGCTCCTTCATCTTCCTTGCTATGGTTGATGCGTTGGCAGGGAAGTAGTGCTTAACGAATATCTTGTGGACACTCGTAGCAGACTTCTTTTGCTTACCACATTCACGCAGGAACTCGGCAGGCTCACCTACCCACTTGTCTTGGCGTGACTGGGGCAGCTCGTTTATCAGGTTTTGCATGGCTTTGGGCAGTGTCTTTGTGCTTGTTGTTGGCATAATACCTCCTATAGTTTTGATAGTGACATTTTCTGTTGGGGGATTTTGACTATCTCAGCATGCCAGTCAAAGCCGCCCTTACTGTCTACATCAAGGATAACCGCCCCCCAATGAACAACCCCGCTACACTTACGAGCACCAAACTTAGTACCCATACCCTGTAACGCTGGCATTGTCATGGCAGCCCAGTCTGGCCCACCCTCAAACGCATAATAATGGACATGGCCCCTAATGATAAGGTCAGCCCTAGCGGCTAGTTGCTCGTCAGCATACATGACATTCCAGTAATGTTCTTTAGCCCCTGCAGTATGTCTGCCATGGGGTATAGACGATGCGCCACAGTCATGCTTAATGTCTATAACGCAGCCATTGATGTCAAACTGGTCGTGTGAGCCTATAGACTTAAAGCCAGCCTTATCTGCTACACTGTTCTCCCAGTCGTCATCTGTGCCTGTATGGTAGCCTGTCCCGTATACGCCACGCATCCTGAAGCCCTTATTGGCGTGTAAGCGCACCTGGTCCAAGCAGGCTACAGCCATATCGCACTGCTCCTCTTGGGATGTGGTTATCAGTTCAGAACCACCAGACCGCCAACCAGCCCCATCTACCAAGTCACCCATGGTCAGGCAGAAGTCGTATGGCTCAAACTTCTTTAGGATTTTCTTGTATTCGCCCCATAGTGCTTTCTCTAGGACAGCCCACTTGGCCCTTTTGGTGCGAGAATGCTTGGGTTCTTTGATTTGCCATGCTGGGGGTGTAAGCCCAACAAGGTGCCCACAATGTAGGTCTGATAGTATTATGCCTCGTTGTTTCATGTATACTCCTTGTTTGTGTTCCCCTTCTGTGTGCGTAACGTCTTGCCCCTGAACGGGTAAAGGGGGCATAGAGGTGCCGTACAGGTGCTAGGATGGTCTTCCCACCCAAGGCACTCGGCACAGAACGCCAGTATCGCGCTTTTTCGGGTCAATTTACACACTAAAAGTGTGCCGTCTTTGGCTCTAATAGTATGCTCAGGTCGTGTTTTGGCAGACGCCTTGTTTGTGTAGGCTTTATGTCCCTTCTCAAATGCCATCAGTGACCCTCCTTCATGCAGCCCAGACATTGCTCTGTCTCAAGCTGTCTCTCGTCTGTGACATAGTACATTTGCTTGGGGTTGCAGGTTACGCATTCAAACATCTTGGGCAACCAGCTAGGATTGTCCTTGATAATGCCTTTATCGTATAGGTCTTGTGTGTTGAGAATCATATCGCCCTCTCTGTTGTATCTGCCTTCATCATTACCTCTAGCCTCTCTAGCGTAGCACCCCAATCCCCATCGTACCATACGCCCTTATCGTCTATATAGGCGTCAGCAGGGGGCTTATTGAGCGACACCACGTCTATTGGAATCTCATACTTCTTGAGGTATTGGTATATAGCAGTCATACCGCCAGGATATGCACACCTTGTAGAATGAATGCAGACCTCATAGCCTCTGGCTCGTAAGACCTCAATGGCCTTCCATACACAGCCAACAGGCTCATCAAGGATTGTGTCGAAGCCCTCATTGCGCCAGCCCTTGTAGTTGTTTATGGGGCCATCGAAATCAAGAACTATCTTTTTCATCTGTACTCCATTTCTCCTAGTGCATCCTGCTTGGGGGGCAAGCAACCCTCAAGGAAGGCGGCCTCATCGCTCACAGCCTTCCTATATGCCGCCAACAGAATCACATAGTTGATAATGTCCTGTATCGTATCCTCTACCGTCTCTTCCTTGACAGTATGCTCATGGCCTTCCCTGAGCAGGTTGCATAGCCTAGAGAACTTATCGCTCAATCTGACCAAGAACCCTGTCTCTACTTGGCATACGTTCAGGTGCTGTACCTGCATGAAGTTGCCAAACACACGCATAGGGTCTTGGCCCCTAGACTCTGGGTCGGCATAATCGTTGTTCTTGTTACGTGAGAGTTCCCTAGCTGCGTTGCATATCTCTTCGTGGAACTCCATGTATTCTTTTGTACCCATGCTCATATTATGCTCTCCTCAATGCATCTATGTTCTTCAACCCCTTATCGCCCAATACGCCATCGGCAAAGCCATACTTCACCGCCTCTTGGGCCGTCAGATACCACTCCTGTTTCTCCTCCATCTTACGCCTAATGTACTTACAAATCTCGCCCTTGCTGGTGTTGTGGAACTTCTGGCTGCCCTTACACTTAGACGAGTATATATCCAACATAGTCTCGTCGTTCTCTCTACAGGTGGCCATATGCGTCTGTGCGCCCAACACCGTATCCTCTACATATACAGTACCCTGATGCACCATAAAGTCTGCGTTGGGCATCATTACCCTTAAGCTCGCCCCCTGAAACGTAATGCTAGACATAGACCTTGCATGGGCATAGGCCAATATTACTACGGGCGATATGGATGCTACGATAGCGTCATAGATAGCCATACCGTCATTCCAGTTGCCACCTACTGTATGCTGGTGGACCAGTATAGGCTCTCTGCCTTGGTTGTTTAGCAGGTTCAGGTTCTTTATGAACTTGGTGGCCATGCGATACTCCATGCCAGGTTCTTCCTCAACCTCTAGGTCCCTATAGCCATGCAGGTATATCTCTCTAGACACTACGCTGACATTGTATTCCTGTAGGTCGAATGTGGCTGAGCTTACTTCTTCTGGGGCGATTCGATACTTTAGCTTGGCTGGTTTCATTTTGCTCCTTCGGGCATTATTGCTATGATTATGTTCGTTACGCCATAGAGAAACATGAGTATCCCCTTGAATGGATTGCCCGCCAAATAAGAGAATACAGCATACCCCCACTGCAAGGCCGCTACCGTGTATAGCAGATAAGCTTCCATTACCTCAACCCCATCACAATGTCCCGCCCATCGCCCACAGCCTTCCACCACCCTAATCTATGACACGCAGCACACAATGCCATTATGTCTATGGGCGATGCCTTGAACAAGTCGTCTATCACAGCTTCCTGCTCGGCTATCATGGCGTCTATGTCTATCATGCTACCCTTAACCGTTTCATTGCCTGCTTATTGGCCTGCTCCATGAGGGCTGGGTGCGTAGACCATAAACACGCTACCAGCATCTCTAGCTTGTCTGTGTCAAAGTTGCCATGCTTGTCATATAGGTCTACGTCTATACGGCTTGATGTGGTTTCGTCACCATTCTTTGAGCGGGGCAATGTCTTGATTACCGTAGAGTTGCCTCTGCCCCTATAGAACTTAGCGAAGTCTGTAGCCTTACCAGTCCTGACCTCACCCACATAATTGCGGATTCTCTCAACATTACCCTTAAACTCCGATACCATCCCAAACACCTGATAGAATGTCATGCCCTTCTTAGCCAGTGTATCCACCTGGCCCTTGCTTAGACGCTGGGCAATGTATAGGCAATGCTTCAAGGTATACCCGCTGATGGTGACGTTGGCATCCTTGGCCCATCCGGCCACCAGCTCAATAGCAGGGACAAAGGTGGGTCGGCCATCCTGAGCCTTCACATCACCATTCATTGCCTGTAACGCCATGATTGCCCTACCATATGTATGCCTAGACTCTAGCTCTGTTATGCGCTCCTTGTTGAGTGCTGCTATGACTTCGGTTTTAATTGCATCTTCTGCTGGCATGTGCCCCCCTTGTTTGTTTGGTCTAGTTGCCAAAATTCATCGAAGCGACTCTCGCCCCCTAAAAGCTTAAGCTCTATCGGCCTACACTGTGGGCCAAACCTTTGCTTCAAGAACGCCACGTTGACTATCTGGTTCTCTGGCGTCCACGACTCTGCCTTGGTGAGCTTGAGTATCGCCCAGGCGTCAAAATCCAGCTGCCCGCTGCCCCTAAGATTGCCCTCCCTAGACAGACTAGCCAACGAGATTACAGGCACTCTAAAGTCTTTAGCCATGCTGGTCACATTCATGGACACACGGCTTATACGCTCTTCCTGAGACATCTTGCCCTTCATTCCTAAGCGTTGGATATAGTCTATGATTACGACCTTACACCCGCGTTGCTCTACCATGTTCTTTGTCCAGCTACGGCATTGCTCTATTGTGTGGGGGCGGTCCTGTACGTGTATGGGCCAATCCTGCACTTCGGCCTTAGCCCTAGCCATGGCCTCAAAGTCAGCCTTGCTAGACCCGCTATTGAACCAGAATAGGGAGGTCTTGGCCCTCCTCGCTGCTATAGCACCCCAGATTTGTGCATAAGTCTGCTCTAAGCTCTCAAAGGCTACAGGTATGCCTTGGTCACCAGCTATGTTCTCGGCTATGTTGCGGGCCAAGGTTGTCTTGCCCATGCCAGGCTCACCAGCGATAATGATATGGGAACACTCTAGCAGCCCGCCAAGGTAGGTGTCTAGGAAGTCAAAGCCAGTAGACAGGCCCACGCACTTGGTTGTCTGGGCTTTCTTCCATAGCTCAATCTGCTCGTCTAGTATCTCTGCTGGGGTTAGCTCCTCTGAGCGCATAGACTTTATCTCTGAGAACTTGAACTCAGCCCCAGCCCTAATGGTTTCAGCATCGCCCCCCCGCTCAGCCTGCTGTATCACATCGTAAGCGACCACAATAGCCTGCCGTCTAATCTCATAGTTGCGTACCTCAGAGGCGTAATGCTCTGTATGGGCCGCTGTAACCCCAGTATCCAGACAAAGCTCCAAATAGCTATCCCCCCCCACATGCTCTAACTGCACCCCTAGCTCATTGGCTACTGTCCGTAGGTCTATACCTTTGCCTTTAGCGTTTAGGGATTGCATCGCCCTGAATATACTTTGGTGGGGCGATAGGTAGAATGAGCCTATGCTTATGTCTAGGTTGATGGCTAGGTCATAGCACTTGTCACCATCTAGGAGTATGACCCCTAGCAGGGATTGCTCTAGCTCGTTTGAGTGAGGGAGTTGGTTCATAAGGGCAATACTTCTTGGGCCAATCGCTTGGCCGCAATCTCACAATACTTCTCTTCGCACTCTATGCCAATGGCTTTACGCTGTAGGTCCTTTGCCGCCCTTAAGGTCGTGCCTGAACCCATGAAGGGGTCTAGGATGGTGTCGGGATTGTCGGCTAGCGTAATACACCAAGCCATAACCGCTATTGGTTTCTGTGTGGGGTGAACAGCCCTATGTCCGCGCTCACTGTCTTTAAACGCGCCACACCATTGATGATGTAGAATACGCATTGTTCCTGCCACATTAGACCAAGCACACTCACCGTCTGCATAGCTATTGTTCCCCGTTTTTTTGTCCCATATCAATATGCCCTTACACGCACCCAGCGCGTCGGCCATGTAGTTGCCGCCCCAGATGACATACTGAACGCCCTTGTCCCTAACCAAAAGTAGCGTTGCTTTGTTTGGCCTCTTATCCCATTCTGCCGCGCTATCGTCGTCTGAGTATATGGTTGGTTGCCCAAACATAACGCCAGAACCGCCTACGTTTTTGAATATCCCATAAGGCGGGTCCGTCAACACTAGGTCCACCTTGTCCAGTGTAGGCAGAACCTCCCTACAGTCCCCGTGATATATAGTACAGTAATCGTCTTGGTAGTATGGCTTGCTCACGCCCCCTCCTTCCTAAGTTCCCTCAAATCAAAGCCATCATTGCCTACTAGCTCGTCAGGGGTAGCATTGCGCTTCCATGTCCTAACAGCCGCCCGCCAATCCTTCATCTTATTCTTGCCCACCTTCCAGCCATTGCTATCATAGTGGCTACAGAACGCCTCTGCGTCTAGCCTATAGCCTATAGACTCAGCGTATTCCTTTACCTCTATTGTGGTGGGCGGGACGAAGCGTTTGGTTGGGGCGGCCTTGGCTGGCTTGAACTCGCCACAAGCAGGGTCCTCGTCTCGCCTATGGAAGTAGTGCGGGTATCTGTTACAATAGTTCACAGGGCCAGCACCAAAGGTCGCACCTACCACAAACCACTTACACTCTAGGCATGTCATACCAGCACCCTAGCCTTCCACATTACTACCTCTGCCTCTAGCTCCTCTATCTTTAGCACCTGGAGCCTAATAGTCTCCTTCATGCCGCATCGCTCACACATGGCAGCATCGGGCGGGATAATGGCGTCGCAGCCCTCAGTCTGGCATGTTGCGTGGTCTGAGATACCGCTCATTTCTCCTCCTTGCAATGGCTTCTAAAGAAATCGCCATACTTAGTCTCTATCTCTTTCTCGGTCATCCTTAGCCCCAAGCATATAGCGAATATGGCAGACTTGCTCCATGTCCACTTGTTCGTAGCCTGTATGCCCACGATGATGTCATCCACAGGCTCTGGCACCTTTAGGGTGCGATGGATTCCCTTGGTTTTAGACACTATGCTCTCCTCTAAATCCCTTGGGGGCGCAGGGGTGGAGCGACCACCCAGAGAAACTAGCAGGTCTTGTATGATGCATCGCCATGCTAGAATAGCTTTTATTACTCATTGCTGCTAACCCCCGTAAATTCCCAGCAGTAGGCTTCCGCCATCATGCTAGGCCCGTATTCTAAGTCTAGCTGCCCTGATTAGGTGCGGCTTGCTCAGAAAGTCGTTTGATTTCTACTAAGTCCTCATAAGCCTGCTTGAAATCGGGCTTACGAATCTTGTGTTTGTTCTCCATAACCCACTGGTATTGGTCTGGCTTGACGTTGTTTAGCCATTGAGTGAACACCACGGGGTCTTCGTGGGCCGAGCCTGGCTCAACCCTATGGCAGTGAAAGCAGAGTGCGATAGAATTTTCTATCTTGTGACATAGAGACTTGACTGCCCGTGTTATCAGGTGGTGTGCCTCAACTCTGCCAACTCGCCCACATTTCTCGCATGTGCCTTTAGTTCGCACTATCTCGCCCCAAAGCGTCATCGCTCTGTCGTCCCAGTAATTGCTGGTCGGGTCAGCCTTTCTTTCGGCTAAGGGGCGTTTGTCTTTCTTTCTGCGTCTAGGCATGGGTCACCTAAAAAGGCAATTCTGAGTCTTCATCAGCGTCATTGTTGAACTGGTCATTAGCAGCATCAAGGTCTGACTGCTCTACCCTGTTCTCTGCTGACTGGTCCTGCGGGACTGCCCCAACACCACGCTCCTTGAACTCCTCGCTGTCCTGTATCTTGCGACCTATCCATGCTGGCACATCTGCTGGCACTTCTATGTCGCCATTCTCAGGCATCTCAAACAGCGTAGGCTCATCTGCTGGCTTGGTCACCGCCATCCCTTTAGGACACGCCATCACATTCTGCACGTTAGCCCATATCTTGCCCTTCTTAGTAGGCTTATGCGTCACCTGTATCTGACAAGGCGCACCCAACAGCTTGCTCAGGTCAAAGCCCTGTAGCTCTTCTGGTGTGAATGGGACGCCACGCCAGGACTCCAGCATGTGTCTCAGGTTGGCCTTATCGCCCAGATTGTTGGTGTATTCCTGACTGACCCAACGAGGCTTTGTCTCTGTCACCCCATCAACTTCAATCTCCATTGTCTCATCGGGCAATTCCCAACATATCATCAGCTTGGGCTGATACTTGTCGTACACCGTATTGTGGTGGGTGCCCAAATCGAACAACCGCACACACGTTGCTGCATGAACTCCTGCGGGAACAGGGTCATAATCCTTGCCAGTACCTTCATTGCTTGCTGTCAGACTCACTTACTACCTCCTTTTTCTTTCCAGTTCTTAGGTACATACTTATTACATACCTGCCACTCCTTCACTACCGACTTGAAGCCAATCTCTAACGCCTCTATAGGCCACGCCATATCGTCCCAGTCAAAGAACTGGCACTCACCGCTCTCTCTATCCAATGGTATCTGCCACAGCTTACAGGGCTTCTCAGCCTTATCCATGAGCTTGTATGCACTTAGCTGTAGCCCCTGTTCGTAGTATGGCTTCTTGTATTTGGATAGGTCTACCGATTTGTAGTCTCCGTATAGGATATGGGTGGGGGATTCGGCCACCAAATCTGCCGTCCCAGCTACACCAATATCAACGTCAATCATGGCCTTCTCTAAGTGTACCACTTCAGCATTCTGCTCTTTCAGCCACGCCTTAACCTGCTCACAAGCGTTCCTGATGGCTCTATCGTCTGATATGGTCCCGTCGAACATATGCTCGTAAAGGCCAAAGTGTATGTCTGTGCCCCGCTCAGCGGCCTTACCTGCCACGCTGTTAGCTTCTCTGGCTACCCTGATAATGTAGTCATCTTCAGACTCTAGGGCTTTCCTTGGGGTGGCCATTGCGGTTCTGATGTAGTTAGCAGCCTTCCACCTATCCAAGCCAGGCTTAGCTATGCGGCCCAACACAGTCGTAACGCTAGGCACTAACCCAAACTTGCGGGCGTGGATGATGTTGGGCGTAGTCGTTCCCTTACCGTCCGCCTTCTTGACCTCGTAGACGTGATTGCCCTCACGGTCATAGAATCGGCCAGCTTCAGGGGCTATGAGTAGTTTATCAGCCATTTAGCTCGAATCCCTTATATAACGCCAACCGCACACCTTGCAACTGGTTTCGTGGACATGAATGCTCCATAGCTCCCTTGTTTTAGGGGTATGGTCCATAGACTTACAGGTGGCTATTTCGGGTGGGGGCCATGACTTTGAGTTGGGGCCTGGTATGGTTTTCATTGGGCGGGGCTTTCTGTTGGGGTGGGCGATTCGTATATGTGGCCAATCACCTCAAGGGTTGCCTTCTCCGAGAATGCACAACACGGGTCATCTTGGCATCCGTAATAGAACCCTTTAACGTACCACCCGCACGAACCCCACACCACAGGGCCAACGCCTCCTTCTATGTCTGTATCGCCAACCCTGTCGCCGAAAGCTATTATATCCCCCTCATATATCTCGACACCCTGTGAGTCCTTTAGGCCCGTGTACTGCATGGTGCGCTCACGCTTCTCGTCTTGGTCTAGCGCTTCCCCGTTGCCGCCAACAGGGCCGACAAACGCATTGTCGATGAACCCCCAATAGTGCATCCTGCCTCCTACCCACATCCTAAACTTCAAATCAATCATCCACCTGCTCCTTAATCGCCTTAGTTACCACAGCCTTTGCGTATGTCTTGCCTGCCCAGTATAGGAAGCGTAGATACCATTTCTTTTTGGGCGGGCGTTTGCGGGACTGAGCCAGCTTGGCTGCTGCTATCATTGCAGGCGTTACGTATTCGCCTAAGTGGTCTTTGTCTTTCATCGTGTCTCCTAGTTAATGCAATGTCTGTGCCAAGTGGCCTAATAGTCATAAGTGGTTGCAAAGCGGCTCATAGACCCTATCATGCTTGAGAATTTGAGAAGGCGGTTTTAGAAAGTGCGAGAGAATCATAGGGCCAACACCTCCTGCGCTAGACGCTTGGCAGCTATTTCGCAGTACTTCTCCTCTAGCTCTATGCCTATAGCGTGGCGTTGTAGGTCCTTGGCGGCTCTGAGGGTGGTTCCGCTGCCCATGAACGGGTCCAGTATGGTTTCGCCTTCCTTGCTGGCCCTGTCCAGCAACCACTTCCAGTCGCCAATGGGCTTGGGGCACGGGTGGTCAATAGATTTGTCCGACGCCTCAGTGCTGCGTCTAGCGTTGTGTTTTCCCAAGGTGCCACCATAGGGGTCTTTGCCATAGAAAAGGATTGGCTGCCAGCAGTTAAAACCCCACCGCGACATGCCCGCTCCGGCAGGATAATAGAATACGCCTGTGCAGTAGGGGCGGGGGTATAGCCACATGCACCGTGAACCTGGCGTCAAAACAACCCTCTGCACCTTTTCAATGCATGTGATAATAACGGGCACCACCACGGTTTCAACAAACTCTTCTGTATCGTCGTGTGACGCATAATGGTTCTTGTTGCGAGCCTTGGAAATCCCGCCCACAAGCTTGCCCACCCCATAAGGTGGGTCGGTCAACACTAAATCCACGTCACCCACCTCTGGCAACACTTCCCTACAATCCCCGTGATATATCGTACAATAGCTATCCTGATAATATGCTTTCACTTCTCCTCCTTAGCCTTAACGACCATCCACCAAATCCAGCAAGCACACAGAAAGCCTAATGCGAACCCGATCTCAAGCGTGTGCATTACTTAAGCCTAATAAAGTTGCTTCTGCCATGATTCGCCCGCCCCTCAAATGCACATACACCACAAGCCGTACCTATCCAATACTCTGCCCCGCGCTTATGGCTATACTCCTCTAATGGCTCCTTAAACGTCAGCCCATCCCTGCTATGGAATAACGCCAATGTCTGATTATTGAGCTTAACCCTAACCTGCTCACCCCATGCCCCATAGTAACTCTCGTCTATCTTTACTACAAAGCCTAGAGCTGCGTTACAGCCCTTAGATATGCCCTTGTAGTGGGGCGGGACATTGCCATCCCACTCTAAGCCTATACCACCATACCTTGCATTCTCTATGGCGTATTGGATAGGTAGGTTCTTTGGGGCCATGCCATAGCACCACTTGACCTTATCCATGTCTATGGCGTCCTGTGGCCCTGTATCCCTGGTGGGGGCGGGGTTAAAGATTTCGTCTATCTCTTGGCCTAGCTTCTTTTCGGCTTTAGCCTGTAGCTTGTCGTAGTTTACCGAGCCACAGCCAGTTGCCAGTATTAGTGCTATGAGTAGTGTGTGTTTCATTGTGTCTCCTTTGGGTTATTTTGGGCGGGGGTTATGCTCTCGATATGTCGTCTGCCATCTTCCTAAACCACCCAGCCAAGTCGTATCTATCTTTGATGTTTGCCAGCCTACGCTCAACCCGCTTGGTCACATTGCCGTCCTTGAACGTCACATTCAGGCCAGCACTTGACGCAGGGCTGTCTTGATATACCTGTATCCTTACCACTTCTTCTGGTTCGCTCATGCTATCCTCTCCCTTCTGTCGTTAAGAGGTCAAACTGCATCTTGGTAGTGTTCGCAGTGCGTGACCTCGGAACACTTGAAATCTGGATGTCTTGAACAGCCATCCCACTTCTGCTCCTCAAACTCGTACTTGTAGAACTGGCAATCAAGGCAGTTCGGGTAGTTGCTGTGTTCTTTCAGTTCGACCTGTTTCTGTTCTGCTTTGTTGTACCTGTCGCATATCGGGTAGCAGGAACAATCATCTGGTTCGCAGTAGTCGCATCCCATTTTTAGTCCTCCTTATTCGCACTCTTATCTGTCGTTTTGCTAACTATCACATCGCCCAACAAGTACCTCGCAAACCTCTCTATCTTTCCCTTATCCCATAGCCTCAATATGTTTATAGCCATTATGTCCTCATCAAACGGTATCCTTGACTGCACCATCTCACATACACCCTCTTGCTCACATGCTGTTATCATTTAGGCTCCTTTCTTGCGGAGATTACCCCTATTATTCTCCGCATCTTATTCACTCCAATGAACATATAGGTTGTTCGGGCATTTCTTATTATCGTTTAGAGACTGTTTAGGCATTAAGATGAATGTTATCATTTAGGCTCCTTTCTTGGGGGGCGATTGCTTGCACCAGGCCGCCCGATGCCCGACTTTGCATACCTTGTCAGATTTGCTCATACATATCGAACTGGCGTCGAGGGGGTCTATTGCAGAATACTTGCACGTTTCACATCGCTTGCGTGGCTTCGGCTTTGCATGATAGTTGTCGGGCCTATCATCCATCCACTTGCATTGGTAGCAAGGACTGACAGACATCCCTGTGGGATTATCCAAGTTGATGCAGTCGCTACATCTCCAATTCATCACGCCCTCCTCCGCTATCAGCCTAACCTTATCGTCATTCGTCATTTTGCCCCTCCCACTTAGGTTCGCCCAACCAATACACTATACCATGCTGCCTACACAATGCCTCACAGTCTATGCCTGTAAGCTCTGACAGGGCCTTTACGTCACTATCTTTGAGCCTATTGAATGCATGCTCTTCAAACAGGTAGTCTAGCACACCATTAGTGTTGTATGAATTATCTGGGGTGGGGGCTATCATTCAGCCACCTTGCCTGTCTCGCTGGGTGGGGGAAGCGTTGCCTCAGCCACGATTGCCCCTGCCCCACAAATAAGCACCACGCTGCGTATTGCCACCCAACTAAACTCCCACTCCAAGAATACAGGGCCAATACCTAGCCCCAGTGCCAATAACGCAATAAACATCTTTAAGTATATCATCCTATCTCCCTTGCTTGGCGGGGGTGGGCTGCATATACCCCCAACAGCTCATCATCGCTCATTGGTCTATAGCTCCTAGCGTCCACACCCACATTTATCGTTGGTATCGCCCCATCCATACATACACCCCACTTTTCATGCACATGCCCACATACTGCAAAGTCACACGTTGACTCTACCACGTCTATCAATGATTGGGGCAATAGATACTTAGCTGTACGCTCCTCTTGCGTATAGAAGTATGGGATATGGGAAACAAACACCTTGAATTGCCCAATCCTCACAAACATCCAGTCACATAGCGTCTTAACCCCGTTGTTCTTGTCATGGTTGCCACGAATGAATACCCAGTTGCCATTAAGCCTTGCAGACCAGTCTCTAGCCTTTTGGCCGCCCCTAACACAGAAATCGCCCACACATACACATACATCGTCAGGCTTAACCCGCATATTAGCCTCATCTATGAGCCTGGTGTTCATGTGGTGGCAATCCCTATAAGGTCTATCGCAATAGCCTATGATATTGCTATGGCCTAAATGGGGGTCGGCTGTCCAATAGCGTTTCATTTTGCTCCCTTTTCTGGCTGGGGTGGGGTTAGCCGCCCTTGAGACAGTTGGCCTCAAACCTTACCCCATACTCTATAATCATACATTCTTGGTTGGCATTCTCTGCTGCCAATCCAGGCGATGCAAACGATGCTTCACCAAACACCTTGTCGGTCACGTCGGGACTGTCACAGGATGCGGAGAACATGGCCCACCTGTAATCCCCCGCACCGAACCTGCGAACCGTCACATAGTTGTCTGCGCTCATTTAGCCTCCTTTGGGGGGTAAGGAAACGGCTCACGGCGCTCATTCCCACACGGACGGTTACAGGACCCATTCCAGTATCGCAATACCCCCTCGGCCATACTATTCATGGTCTTGCGAGAGGGCTTTTTGGGCACACATAGGTCATTGACCACATTGGCCCAATTAACGTCTAGTTCCAATAAGTCTATCATTAGCGGGTTAAGGCGATACCATTCGCCTCGTATTCGCCACTCAGCCATGCCCTCATGTGCTGCTTGCTCACCATTCCCCTTGACGGGGCATATAACACCCACAAAATGCAATGTCTCAGGACACCCTATTTGCAGGGTAGCTCTCCTGCTTGGTAAATTGGCTATGTCAGAACAGAATCCCACCTTGTAGGCATCCATTGCCCCAGCTTGCAGAATGTAGATTGTGTAGAGTCTCGGCCTTATCATTACTAACCTTTTACTTAAGCTTGTTTTAGTTGCCTGTCCCTTTCGGGCAGACCAGAGGTTCTTCCTTAGAAATAAGGAAGTCTGGTCATGCGCTTCTAAATCCTGTCCCTTTTCGGTATAGTCCGAACGGTTCATAAATCCTGCAGGGTCGCTTTCACGGGCTGGCGGAGTCTTGGCCCGAAACCTTGCTTCCTGCTTGCCTCCCTCCCAAGGATTTTCTTGCTCCCTTATCGGGTAGTCCTTGGTTAGCTGGTTGTCAACCTCTGATAGACATTTCCAGCACCATTTGCGAGGCGCACCCACGCTATTTCTAATATCGGCAGCGTGGTAACCTATGTCTTGACAGAGCGAGCTGGGCTTAGAATCCTGGTATCTGCTCTTTGTAAGAAAAGCCCACCATGGGGCGTTTCGGTGGTCAGACCTAGCAACACAGCGAGCTGTGAGGACGGCCCCATGGTGGGGAAACTGCCAATGACTCGCTGCTGTGCTAATCTGACCATGAGTTAACTTTAGCAGGTTTGATTTCATTTGCAATACTTTTCTCAAACTATTTCCATCCCCCCGCCCGCAGTAGGCCAAGGGTCATGTTATTTGCCCGCCTCGCCATCTCGGATTTCCCGCCCCTTCTCTATGGTGTTGCTTATAAACCTCTCCACCTGTTCTGGGTCAACCACGGCCAGGAACTTGTTTCTCGGCAATATCTTGTAGAGCATCAGGTACAGGAATGTCCCTATCTCTGTCGCTCGCCCCTCAGAGAAGCTAAGCAGCCCAATCAGGGAGTCCTTATCCAAGAGGGCCATTTGCGCTGTTGCCGCGATAAATTGCTGCAATTCGTCGCAGGATTGTATTTTCTCAATGGTTCTCTCGCAGTCTTCAATCATGTGCTTTCTGTACCCGTCGAGTTCGTCTTTATTCATATCGCCCCCTCCAATTCTTCCACACACTCCAATACTCTATCTGCCTGCTCGCACTCGCCCATACACTCAATGACATGGTAAGCAAGAGCTGCTGAATGGTGTATAAGGGTGGCAATCAGGGCTTTGAGCTTGTCACGCTCCTCCGATACCTCAACCATGTGAGCCAACACCTTCTTGGCTATGCTACGCTCCACCTCAAGGTGCTGCTGTATCATGCCCCATACGTTGCCCTCCCATGCCTGTAGTGGCTCATCGCCAAGGTCTATACCGCATATACGGGCGGCTAATGCTTCGTCACTATCCATGATTTCGCTCATTTTGTCTCCTTTAGATTAGCCCTGTTGCCAAGCATGCGCCCAAGACGATAATCCCTGTCAATGCAATCGACCCCACCCAGATACCCGTTGCCGCCTGCCACCCCTGCATGCACACATGCGCCACAAACAGACCCGCAAGCGGCAAGCCCATAAGCATCGCCCCAATAATCACTTTAACGCTCATATCTCCTCCTCTATTACGTCCTCGTCCATGAAATCCAGCCAAGCTACCAACTGAGCCAGCCCACTCGCCCCCCGCTTAGGAGCGAATTTGCGACAGGCCCATCCGCGCACATAATAGGTCTTAAGCCTGGCATCGTTGCTGGTCAGGGTTAGGCGCATTTTACGGACCCTGTTTTCTAGGTCTAGGTCGCTCATTACCATACCTCGGCCTGCTCTATGCAATAGCCCACACGAAAGAAGCTACGCAGAAAGGCCCTAACGCCATCTAGGTCCAGCGTTTCATCCCTAGAGGTTCCCCACCTGCAATGCCTAGCCTTGTATTTGCCCTTCTTGCTGGTTTTGTGGAAAGAGCCTACCCCATGCTCGTCGTTATATTCTACGATTTCGCCCGCATCCAGCAACATGCCAGTGTTTTGTACCAGGCGGTCAAACGATTCGCTGTTCATGTCGCACTCAAGGTGCAGGTCCAGCATATAGCTCGATGCTTTGCGGAAATGCCCGTTGCGTATATCTGGCAGCACATAACGCTTCTTCCATAGCGCGATATATGTCTCAAACGACTCTGGTGTTTCGGGAAAGACCGTAGAGTACATCTTGCCTATAGAATCGCTCATGCTGTCAACATATTTGCTGTCGTACAGCCCCTTGGTGTCGGTCCTGTTTATCTCCCAAGTGGTACGCATGCGCCCCGCATAGTCTCGCTGGCGGTAGGATTGCCCCACCAAGTTGACACCATTCTTGCTTGTGAACTTTGCCGTATCTTTTATGTATTTGCGCTTAGTTTTCATTCTCCCTCCCAGCACATTACCAGTTCAGTCTCGTCTATCTCTGGCAATGCATCAGTTAAGTAATCCCCGTTAGCGTCCATCTCAAGTGCCACTTTGTATGGTTCGTCCATTAGATTGCCTCCGTACAGTCTATTCCCATGCTTGCTGTTTCTATGGCCTTCTCGACAGACCTTTCGGCATCTAGGCATGCGTCAGGGTCAGCACCGCCCGAAAACATGGCCGTTCCTGCTGCGAGCCATAATGCCCACTTAATGCAGCACAACTCATCCTCACTTAACCGCACCAGATATTGTGTGTCACTTGCCACCTTACACCTCCTTTTTGTCCCATTTATACTTCTTCAATGTCTGCCATGCCGAACCGATTGCCCCCCGCCTAAGCATCGCCCGTATCCTTGCATACTCCCTATTGCCCACCCCAGAGAAGAGATACGTTCCTGAGCCATTCTGCACCTCAAGAAAGCTACTACAGGCATAGGCTAGTATGGTCATATGCCCTGTACCTCTTCGACGGCTGTCAGCAGGTCCAAGGCCCTGATGGTTTCGGTTTCAAGATAGCCTGTGTCATTGTCGGGGTGGACTATTTCCTCTCTAGCCGCTGCTGCCAGCGAAGCCAACGCCTCCACCAGCTTAGGGCCCACGCTCTGCCAGTGGACCATAAGCGCATTGTCAGCACAGCACCACCACTCATTTACCTCTAGCTCATCTTCAGCCAGCGAGCCTTCCTCCATGCAGGTACAACTAGGCTTTAATCCGTTGCTGCCCTCAATGGCCGCAGCCCCACACTCAGGACAGTTCTTTTCGTTTACCTTCTCCATTACCTCTTCTAGATTCATATTACCCCCATTTTCATACCATTACCCCCATTAGCTGGCCCTGAGTTCTTCTGCTGTAATCTCAAACACGACTTTAGCTTTAAGCCCCGCATGAAGCCGCCATGTCTTGCCGTCAAAGCTAGGGACATAGCCGCCCAGCCAGAGTTTGCGGATAGAGGCCCACGGGTTCTTGCTGTCTGTGTATTTCCAGTTCTTTATGTTGTGAAACAGGGAGCCTATATATCCATAGACCGAATCCCAGACCGAATCCCAGACCGAATCCCCGACCGAATCCCCGACCGAATCCCAGACCGAAGCCCAGACCGAATCCCTGACCGAAGCCCAGACCGAATCCCTGACCGAAGCCCAGACCGAAGCCCAGACCGAATCCACGACCGAATCCCAGACCGAATCCACGACCGAATCCCTGACCGAATCCCTGACCGAAGCCCAGACCGAAGCCCAGACCGAATCCATGACCGAATCCCTGACCGAAGCCCACTCTTTCAGCAGTGCCGCTTTATCAAGCGATTTGTCCTGCTTCTGCTTTAGAGGGTTTATAGGCTTGAACGCCTCTTTGAGCTTCCACCCTTTTAATCTACTCTCTGCCCACATGGGCAATGCAGCTCTTGCCGCAGCCTCTGACTTCTCGGCATCGTACCAGTCTGGCAATTCGCGGCCAAACTCCTGATAATCCACGCCATACTTCCATTTACTCAATGCGATACTAAGATTGCCCCCTTCAGGACACATCTCAACGGGGACAATGTTAATATCACCCCTAGCATCAACCTCCCTTATTCCGAACTCCGTAATTATCTCATGGTGTGAGTCTGTAGTTTCGCTCCATTTTGCCACATTCTTGTGGACGATTATCATACTTGCTGGTTTACACATCGCGTTTCTCCTTTGTTTGTTAAATCTAAACCGCCGCCCCCATTAGCCATCCTACAGCCCAAACCTCCACCCCCACAGCAATAGACATAAGCAGCTCTATCCAGTGGTCATGCAGCCAGGTCATTGTGTCTCCCTCTCTTCTGTTGATATTACTCGCGTCCAATATTCGTCATGGTTCAGGTTAATCATTACCCCGCCCTCAACTCTATCGGCCTTGCGCTCCGACATTGGCCCCATCTCTTCCTCTAGCACATCCCCATCTAGGGTTAGTATTTGCACATAATATTGCATCCCATCGCCCTCCATAATCACATTCCCCCCACCCAATAGCATATAGCCATAACAATAAAGCCCAATAGAAAGGCTAGTAGCTTTTGGGTCCATGTGGTTGTATCGCCCGCCATTTTCAAAGCATCGCCCCCCGAATCGTCACCTTCACCCCCTGCTTAGCCAATTCCATAAGGCGTAGGCGTAGGGCTAGTTTAAGCGTCTTTGCTAGGTTTTTGTGCATTCTCAAAGTCCCGCCCCCTTAATCAATTAACCCCATAGCCGCCATGTATCCCAAACACCACAAGGCAGACATAGCCCCAAACAGGCATAGCCCCAACATTACCAGCGTTGCTCTTATTACCAGGTTGTGCATTAGCTTCTCTCCTTGGCACAATCGTCCACAAAGCTGAAAACGTCCTCCAGCTTGCCCGATTCTATTAGTGCTATTGCTGTTTCCTTCTCAGCCGCCATGCCCGCTACAGTTGCTTCCCCGCGACAGATTGTCCATGCCGTCAGAGCTTCCCGCAGACTGCATTTAGTCTCAGCCCGTATCTCTTTGATTGCCTGTATGTCTATTTTCAAAGTCCCGCCCCCTAAACAGCCAGCTCATAGCCAGCGTTATATATATCCTCTATCGTCCATGGCCCGAACACTATGCCCTGTATACCGTGGAAGTGGTACAATTTCTCCCCAAGGTACTCTTTAGACCTTGCCACCCTTGCCACCGTATAGGCTCTATGGCCGTTTGTCACTGTGCTGCCTTTGGTTAGGTATTCTGGCATTATGCTTTCTCCCTTGTGCGTTCAACATAAGGTATCGGGCCGAATGGCGGTATATGTTCTCTTGGATGCTGGCAATCTTTCACCATTATCGGGTCGCGCCTCTTCTCTATGTAGGCCAGCAAGCAGTCAAGGCCACAAACGTCAATCCCCTTTATTTCAAACTCCTCAAACCCCAAAGGGCCAGCCGTCCTTGCCGTACACTTCAAGTCTAGCAGTCCCAAATAGTCATGCTCCTTGCCGCAAGCATCGCATTTAATAGTGGTATCTCGCATCGGTGCTCCTTTATTTGTTGGCCCTGTGGCTTTTCATCCATGCCCTTGCATCATCGTGGGCTTTGTGTCGAGATACGACCTTATATAGACCGCTAGGCTGCAATTCCCCCACCTTCCATTCGCCCGTATCCCTGTCTTTTATCATTTCAAAGCGTGTTTTCATCGTTCCGCCCCCCGTATCGTTATCATGTTAGTCCTCAGAACAGCCCCCTGCTACCATAGCAGCAGGGAGTCATTGCGGGGGCTAAGCCAATGAAAGCCATTCCTCCTCAACTGCTGCCTTCAACGCCTTAGCATCACCTGTGAAAGGCAACGGCAGAGCGATATACTCTTTGGCGCTTCCCTGAAAGTAATCAGAGCAACATACCGTCAAGAGCATTGCGTCAATTCGTTCCTTTCCGTCAATGCAACCCCGACTCGTTACCTGCATGTAGGCGTAGGAGTCGCAGTTATGTTCATCCTCTGTGCATTCGTTATCAGCGCAAATCTCTTCGCTGCGCTCGGTCAGGTGTTTGGCTAGTTCTTCATAGTGTGTCATTGCTGCTCCTTTGTTGCATTTTGTTGTCATGGTTAACTCATTGCTGGCGTTGCGTTCTGGTCGGCAATCCTCCGGGCTACCATAGCAGCAGGGAGTCATTGCGGGGGCTAAGCTGCCGCATACTGGAGCATCTTACAGGCTACAAAGTCAAACCAACGCTCACAGACCATATCAGCTTCTTTGTCAGAAAGCTTGCAATCGTGCATTGATTCCGCCACCCGTATAATGTCGCAATAGTTATAGTCTATGTCTATTGCTAGGCCGCTCAGCCAGTAGGAAAGCCCTTCCTGGTCACCGTTGCGGTCAAACTCATGGCCGACCTCTGCCTTGGCTGTATCAATAGCCCACTGGTAAGGATTGCCTTCTATCGTCTGCCCGTAGTCTTCTGCCTTCTGCGCTATGATAGGCTCCAGGTATGCCTGCAGCTTGCTCTTGAACTCGTTAGTGTTTGTGCTTTTCATTGCTGCTTTGAACTCGTTTGTATTTGTGCGTCTCATTGCTGCTCCTTTGTTGCATTTTGTTGTCACGGTTATACCTTAAGCCCGTATATGCATCTTGCTTCTATATCCGATACCCAGAAGGCGAAGTCGGCAGAATCGTCATGGCTGATAAGGCAATAGTCAGCGATACTGTCTATAATGCGGTATTCTGGCAGGTCGGGAATGTTCATTGCGTTTCCTTTGTTGGTGTTCTGTGTCATGGTTATACTAGTCCCTGCTAAGTACTGGCGTTGTCAGCCACTTTGTGGATACATGTTTCGCCCCACAATTTCTACAACGAGTCCAAACCATTAGACCATGGTCGGCACTACGATATACCCTCCTAAGCCTAAGAGCTGTGCCGCATTCGACACAATGACCGTATTTGGCTTTTGCCATTATTGGCAATCCTCGCATATGCGGTCTTCATTGTTTGTGTCTTTATCTTGCATAGACTCCATATAGCATACAGGGCAAGTCCATAGTTCGCATTGCTCGGCCAGCATGTCTAGCGCATTGTTTGTCTTCATTGCCTGTGCTCCTTTGTTTGTGTTCTGTGTCATGGGTGTATATTAAGCGATTGCCGTGCCAAGATGAAAAGCCATTCGTGACACTAAGCCCGCAAAACATGCATATCAGCCAACAATATCAGCGCGTATCACAATTCCGGTGTCACGAAAGAAAAGGCAAACTTTCTGGGAAGCCCTCTTTTTTCATCGAATCGCCCGCCCGAAGAAGCCCAAATACTATTACCATTGCAACAATGAGAAAGACCATTGTAGAAACTGCGAAGATATTTCGAGTGTAGCGTATAGGCCAATAGAACAAGGGCCTTTCGTTTACGGTGGGGCAAGATGTTGGCCTAATGTCAGTCTGTGCCCTACATTTTGCCGTCCAAATGTAACGGGTCCGAGCGTGATTAAAAAGCTTGCAAACGCCCGCCCAAATAGACCATAATACATGCCATGAAAGAAGCATCGAATCGCCCGCCCATAGAAGACATACCAGACAAGCCAAAGAAGCCATGCGGTAACCACAATAGCGGCAGAAGGCCCAATAAGACCGTAGACGATATAATAAGTCCTGAAGACGTACAGCTTGCCGATGACGGCTCTATAGCATTACCACAGGTCCTTGACTTAGGGGATAACGGTATAGGCGATGAGTGGCTTGACATCCCAGAGGCGGCTTTACTGTGTCTCATGGGACGCTCAGCGGGTTTGGGCTATAAGAAGATAGCCAAGGTCTTTAAGTGTGAATGGGAAACCATAAGAGACTATTGCAAGCGATACGACCCTAAATCGGTTTTCAAGCTCACCCCCGCGCAAATAAAAGCTTTCAGGGCCGCACAATGGGCCAAATTGGAGGCCACAAGCCTAGTGAATGCCCAGCTAGGGGCCGAGCAAGGGGACATATCGCCCGCCCAGAGCACTACAATGGCCGCCATAGCCCGTGACAAGCAGGCCATGCTCAGCCAGTCGGAGCAGGTGCAGGACGTGCCAGGGACTATACTGTTAAGGCTCAAGGCTAGTGAATAGGGCACATGCCCCACAGCCTATAGCCTATATGTCATAAAGTAGCTTGGTTATAGTAGCTTATGACTATCGCCCATATTGCCCCATATCTCAATAAGTACAAGCCCATTGCCCCATAGTCATAAGTCATAGTAGCCATGCTACCTTATGCAATATCACGAGTAGACCGAACGTATATTATGCGACACTAGGCTATATGGCACAGGCAAGGCAATGTGCATGGAGTGTATAGGCTATGGGCATGGCGTGTAGGTCTATGGGGACTACCCGTTGCCCATCCGTCTACCCTTGGTGCCACGTTACTACTTTTCACATAATTTTTGCTAAAAGAGCCTTTTCGGTTGACAAACTAGTAATAGCTGCTATGATGAATAGATGCTTAAAACATGTTCAGGATGTCTGGAAACCAAGGCAATATCAGAGTTTAAGGTCCGTTGGGATAAGCGCCAAAGCCGCGACGGGTATTACAAGAAGTGTAAGTCTTGTGAGCGAGAGCGTCAGCGTAGGCGGTACTATGGGAAGCTGGGCAAAGAAGTGCCCTTAGTGGCCGTGGCGGGGCCTACAAGGCGTGTGTTCCTTAAGGGGCAACAGATAAGCCACCTCCTAGTCCTTGCCGAAAAGTCCAAGGACAAATACGACAGGCGGTGGTTGTGTAGGTGCGATATATGCGGGCGAGAGCGGGTAATAGTCCAAACACGGCTATTAAGGGCAATCCGGCTGAAAGCCTTTACGGCCTGTACTTGCACCCGTTCAGAGCCAAAGCCTATAGGGCACAGGCAGGGGAAGTTGGAGATTCTGGGGTATAAATACTCAGGGGGGGCTTTTGGCGGTATGCAGATGCGATTGTGGAGAAGTGGTTGAGTTTGCCAATAGGCGGCTTGGCCATCGAAGAACTTGTGGCAGATGCAAGTCCAAGCTGGTCGGCACAAGGAGAGGCAAAGTCGTGGTTTTAGACTGCCGCCAAGGCAAGGTTCTTATACGATGCGATTGTGGCACAGAGAAGTGGACCACAAATAGAGAGGCCGCCCACTGTGGTTGCTCGCCTAAAACACAGATAGTCAGCCTTATTGGCCAGAGATTCACACGTCTTGAGGTGCTTGCTAGAGGCAAGAAGGAGCGGAAGGCGTGGTGGATATGCCTTTGTGACTGTGGAAATACTATTGAAACTAGGGCCACATCGCTTAAAAATGGCGACACCAAGTCCTGTGGGTGCCTTAAGGCGGAACAATACCCAGGCATAGGCAAAAAGCGCACATGTAAGGCTAATATAAAAAGGCGATATGCTGGCTGTGTTATATGCGATGTGCCAAAGCCTATTGACCTACACCACATGGACGGGCGTAATATAGCCAAGGATAAGATATACCAGTCGTCTAATCTGGCCCCATTGTGCAAGACCCACCATGACGAGTTCCACATGACGTTTGGCTATGGGTGGAATACCGTAGAGCAGTTCATGCGTTTCTGCATATCCAAGGGCTGCTAGACTCTTAATGTGCCATATTGTGGTACACCCCAAAAAATATGGGGGATTTCCCTAAAAGGCTTTACTTGGCCCCAAGGTATGGTGTATAGTGGTTGGTGAGCTACAAGATACTGTAGGTTATATACTGGGGGGTATAGATTATGAGATGTTGGTGGGCGAATCTAAAGAATACCATGACTGTGTTAAGGGCTAGTGATATTGCGCTGGCTGAGCGTGTGACGGTATTGGAGCGAGAACCGGCACACCAGAAGTGTGATATATGCAAAGAATGGGGCCATGAGCCTGATATGGAGTCGTTGCCCTTGTCGATATATGAGCAATTATTCAAGAAGCGCAGGGAGTCTAACGACATAGACGACTACAATGTTTTCACCCGTAGGAGCGAAGACCCTCACTACTACTTCCACCCTGCCTGCCTAAAGAAGTCAGGGTACAGGAAGGTAGAGGCTAATGTGGGTGGATGGGTGAAGAAAGGTAAATCTAATGGCAAAGTCTGACTTCAAGATAGACTATATGGCGTATGTGGCTAGTTATGACCCTATAGCGGCTATGGAGCTAGTGAGGTTAAATGCTAAGCATATGGGCGATGCTAAGCGGGTGAAGAAGGTGAAGAAGGGGGGCAAGTGATGGATAGCGTATTGACTGGTTCTGAAGCGGTTTATGGGTTCTGTGCGTGGCTTACTACTAGAGATGAGGTCACAAAGATGGGTGCAAACAATGACTGTGCCCCAATAGCTGATTTGGCAGCTAGGTTCTGTGACGAGAACGGATTGCCCGACCCCAGAAGCAACTACACGGATTACTTGACGCATCCGAGGGATAACAATGCCAAATGAATCTAAAGGCTTAAAGGCTATACGAGCTGGTAATGAGAACTGGACGACAGCCAAGCCTAGTATAAAGTGTGATAACTGTGGGTGTATGAGGTATAGTGCGTGTGGGTGTGTTAAGAAGGTTGATAGGGGGGCGAAGTGATGCGAACCATAACAAATCAGCCTGTTTCTGGGGTGGGGGATTCTGTAAGCCCCCCGACTGAAGGGCCAACGGTTGTCGTGAAATGGGACGAGAGTACGGGCATTGTTGAGTATGCGTCTGTGATGGAGGGCGATGAGAGAGTTCTGTTGACGCCGGCGATGTTTACGGCTATAGGCGATATGTATGATTCGTCCAAGTACCGTGAGAAGGTTGTGGATGGCGAGATTGTGGTGCAATACGTGGGGTGTTCTAGCGTAACCCCCGCCCCATAGGGATACATTATGCGTGTAAAGGGAGATAGAGGATGAAAATAGCTAGAATACTAGCAGCCACGCTATGTGCGGGGACTGTATTGGCTAGTGGTGATGGTTCAGACGAGCAAGGCTTTGTAGCCCCGCCAGAGGGCAGAGAAGCCCCGCCCCCGCCACCTAGAAGCATAAGCAGTGCTGAGACTATGTTGGGCTGCTGCTGCTGTCCGTGTACCCCTCAATCCAAGACAGAATCTAAGAAACCGCCTGCGCCGCCCGTTTCTATTACTAAGATACAACACTAATAGGAGGCGGCATGAAGAAGTGCAGTAAATGTGGCGCAGAGAAAGACGAGTCGATGTTCAGCAAGGGTAAGCGATACAAGGACGGGCTGTTCTGTCAGTGCAAAGAGTGCTGCAGCAAGCGGTTCAAGACTTGGCGCAGCAAGAACAAGGAGCGGGAGTCTGAGCGGTTTAAGCAGTACAGGGCAGACAATGCCGAATATGAGGCTGCTAGAAAGCGCAAATACACGAAAGAACACCTGCCAGAGATAAACGAGCATAACCGTAAGCGCAGGGAAGAATGCCCAGAAAGGCACAAGGCGCACGCTGCGGTTAGACGGGCAGTAGAGAGCAGCAAGCTGTGGCGTCAGCCTTGTGAGGTGTGTGGATGGTTGTTTACACATGCCCACCACGACGATTATTCTAAGCCCCTAGAGGTGCGGTGGCTCTGCCCGCAACACCACTCTGAGGTACACAAGAAAGAGGTGGTAGCATGAACCGCCCCCCGCTAGACACAGGCCATTTATTCAGGGGCTTAATCCAATGGCTCATACTGGCTATATGCCTTGCCGTGGTTATTGGTGGTATATGGGCTACGTGTCATTATTTGGATAGGCTGGCCCTGTGAGGGGAGCATTGAGGTGGGTGGCCTTATTGGTGATAAGTTGTTTATGTGCTGTATTGACTGGGATATTGAAGGTGGTTGTGTGGGCGATATTTGGGGTTATGTGGGTATATGCTAAGGTTACGGGGGATTTATGATAATTGAGACGTTCAAGTGGATAGGGGCGATAGTGAGTGTTATTCTGGTTGGGGCGATGTTTTGGGTAGCATTAGTGGGAGATTGGCATGAGTGATGAGATGGATGTACCGACCATGAAGCCTGTGGAGCAGTTCTACAACTCAGTGATGAATACGTGTTGTCGGTGGGAGAAAGAGGCTGACTTGACCGTTATTGATGTTGTGGGGGTATTAGAGCATATCAAGGGGCGAGTGGTGCGTAATTCGCTCATGGATGAGGATGCTGAGCGAGAGTATATGGCGGGTGAATGAATCCCTTTAAGTACACTATAATCGCTGATGGCAAGGTGTCTGAGGTCGATAACGACGAATACAGGCGCAATGAGGATTTAGTCAAGCTAATCAATGACCCCGCCCGTATGCGGCTTATTCTGGGCCGCACCGTATTGACCTATTCGCAACAGTACCTAAAGGACAACCCCCAAACCGCAGCCGATGTCATTGCCCTAGAGCAGATACAGCTAAGGAACCCATTGAGATTCTATGCCCCTAACTCAAAGGAGCAAGAGGACTTTATCAATGACGATGAGGCTACTGCTGTGGCAGAGGTCGATAGCAACCGTATTGGCAAGACCACAAGTGCCGTGGTCAAGATGTTCTTGGATGACCCGCCCATGCTAGTCACAGACCCTACGTGGGAGGTGTATACAGAGCATGGCATAGAGTACAGGCCGTTTAGGGGGCCTATATCGTGTGGTGTGAGCACTTACAACCAGGCCAAGCTAGAAGACCCTATCTGGCTGGATTTGGTTAAGAAGTGGACGCCTGACGAGGAATTGGGCATATATGGTAGGACCTATAAGGGCAAAAAGGGTAAATCCATGCCTAGTTGGGGCCATGATAGAACGATTACGATGGCTAAGAGCAAGTCTACGTTGGGCTTTTACACCTATGAGATGGACCAAGGCAACTATGAGGGTGGGGCTTTACATAAGTGGCTGTGGGATGAGCAGGGGGTAGAGGCTAAGTTTGATGGGGCAGACCGTGGTACGAGAACGACTAAGGGCAAGCATATCTTCGCAGCTACGCCCCATAAGGTAGATGGCAGGCCAGATACTGGCGGTGGTGGATGGTTACGCCCATTCCTTACGGGCAAAGTGACTAAGGGCCATACGGTCAGGGCCTATACGAGCGGTGACATCTTTGACGTGCCTGACTGGATATACCCTGATACCGAGAAGGCCAAGGAAGTGGTCAAGTGGGAGACTGAGCCTATAGAGAATGACGACAGGAAGCGTATAGCCGAGGGCAGGGCTAGGCTCTATGGGGAATGGCATGTAACGAGTGGGCTGGTATTGGACGAGTGGAACCCTGCAGTCCATTGGATTACACCGCTATGGGAGTTCCCGCCCGATAATCACACGCTATACAGGTCCATAGACCATGGAACCAATAACCCCACATGCTGCCTATGGTTCTCTGTAGACCCAGACCTTAACGTATTCATCTATCGGTGCATGTATACTAGAGGACGCACCGTAAATGAGAATGTGGCTGAGATAATCAAGCTTAGCGGCAATAGGCGTGAATTGCTGGATAACTACCATGACGAGCGTAGCGGTATGATGCTGCCAAGGTATAGGGAGGTTACCGAGCGGGAGTATGTGTGGAAGACGGCTATGGACAGTAGGTCGTTTAGCACTAATACTGATTCCAACCAGGTCCCATTGGGGCAGGTGTATAAGTGGGCTGGGCTGGATAGGCTGACCAAGGCTAAGGGCAACTTCACTGACCATTGGGTGCCCCTGATAAACCAGCAGTTGCTGATAGACCCTAACCACAAGCACCCTGTAACGGGCCAGATGGGTGCGCCCCACACGTATATCTTTGATTTACCATGCAATCGCCCCATATATAGAGAGGTAGAGGGGTGGGTGTATGAGGAGCAAAAGGGACGTATAGACAACAAGAACGCTACAGAGAAGCCTAGAGACAAGGATAATCATGCCATGACGGGATGGGGGTATGGGGCTATGATACCTTTGAGATGGGTGGGCAATCTGGGCAAAAGAGGAGGTAGAGAGGTGCGACACAACCCCAAAGACTATTGGGCGGCTACAGACATACCTAAGAAGCGCAAGAAAAGCCCCAATATGGGCTATAGGAGTTATTGATGAGTGTGTTTGCGAGTAAAATCATAGGGCAGCTTATTCTCAAGTATGAGAAAGAGTTTGTTGATGGGGTGATTACGGACGATTCTGTGAAGTTGCACAGGGAGGCGTTCAAAGAGTGGATAGGTCGGTATCCAGAAGAAAGGGCTAAGGATGAATCAGCAAGAGACTGAAGACTATATAAGCCGCATATACCTGATAAAAGACCGCATGATAGTCAGGAAGTGTGGCCAGGCGGACGATTTGGGCGATGGGACTAGGGGAATAGACCTTGGTGGGGGTAAAGTCTTAGAATTGCCCGCCAATTACCATGAAAAGACCAACTTCTGCGAACTCATAGACATAGGGGATGGGTGTAAGCAGTTCACCAAGGATATGTGCGCCCGCCAACGTAATTGGGCAGATGGTGAGACTATATGGGTGCCAGAGCAGGACCTACAGAACCTACAGCCATTAGGCGATAGGGCTATGGAGTATTGGTTCTGCCGTGAGCGGATATGCCCGCCCTTCATAATGCGAGGCGGCAAGATATTGCCCTTAGATGACATGGTGGTATTGAAGCTAGACTGGCAGGAGTTCGATGAGGGGGTTAGGCTCACGGACTGGAATGCTGAGTTTGACATCAATACGGGCAATATAGTGGCTGTAGGGCCTATGGAGCCAAGAGACTGCGGTATAGGCGATAATGTGGTGTTTAACCGTAGGGACGATATATTCAAGTTCAGGATAGCTGGTGTGCTGTTTGGGATATGCAGCAGGAAGAGCATTGTGGGGGTGCTGGCTTGAAAGCCGTCACAATCATGTCTTTTGGCCCCTCTCTCAAGCTGCCATACGCTGGTGAGGGGGAGTTCTGGTCTATGAACTCATGCTGGGACCTGTTCAGGAGCCTGCCATGGGCCAATCGAATCTCCCGAATCTATGAAATGCACCAATTAGACAAGCGCAAAGACCTAGTAAGCGAGATAGACGGGGTAAAACACCTAGACCAACTAAGCTGGCTAGGCTCTCAGGGGGTTAGAATCGTCCTACAGGAGCAATCAGAGCAAATAACCAACAGCGAGGCCTATCCTTTGGCCCAAATAGAAGAGGAGCTTGGCACAAAGGCTATAGAAGCCTATACAGGGTTAGACTTCTGGGGTGGTACACCCCCATACTTGCTCGCTCAGGCCATATACGAGGGTTATGAGAGTATACATCTAGTAGGCTGCGATATGCTTGACCTGAAGCACCGTAGACAGCGTATGGGTATGCTATACCTATGGGGCATCGCCAAAGAGCGTGGTATAGACATACAGGGCATAACAGCCTATAGCGGCAGAGAGACTATACGCTATGGGTATGACTATGGGCCTGAATGGGACGCCCGCCAGCAGAATGAGTTGTGGGAGGGTAGCGGTATAAACCTGCAGATAGCAGGATACCTAGACCCAAATTCTAAAAAATGAGAAAAAAGGTTTGACTACACCACAGGATATAGTGTAATGTCTAATCACGATACAAAATGTAGTGGTCTGACGCACGAAGATGTGCTAAGGATACTGCAGAAATTAGAGTCTCACGGTAAAGGGGAGCTAAAGATAGTCGTTTCTGGGGGCAAGGTACGAAAAGCCCATTCATCTAAGACATACGAATAACTCGCTCTGACCGAATATATAACGGGAGCAGTTGCCTTAACGGGTGGCTGCTCTTTTTTTGTGGGGATAACATGGCCGACGAGAACATTGTTATTGAGATTGCAGAAATCAACAACGCCACCGAGGGGGCCAACTACGCTCAGTATGCCGAAATAGACACGTCCAAGCCCATAGTCGAACAGATAGAGGCCATAGGCAATAAGGCGATGCAAGACCTAGAGCGGCACAAAGGAAAGCATTTTAGGGCCAAGATAACATCGCCCAATGCAGACAGCATGACGCTCTCTTTGATTAGTGGACCTAGCCAGATTAAGTATAGGCGCAGATTAAAGCGCATGATAGCGCAAGCTCAGAATCATGTGGCTAGTTTGTGTGGCGTAAAACTTTAAGCGAGAATAAGAATGGCCGACCAAGACCTAGACACCTTTATCGCAGATACTGAACCCAAAGTCATAAAGAACACCGAAGACGCTTACAATCCCCCCAACCTGGCCGACGACGAAGACTTGGTAAAAGAGTGCCTAGCCTACGTCGATACCCAGTACCAGAAGTTCAAGAGCGATAGAAGCAGCGAGCTTGAAGAAATCTGGAAGATGGCTGATGCGTCCCTCAAGGCCAACCAGAACGAGGCCCAGCATGAGATAGAGCGTGGGCGTACAGACCGCAACTCTGACGACAACATGACCAAGACCAAGACCCAGAAGGTTGGGTCTACTATCCTTTGGCGTCAGGTCAGGGCTTTGGCTGGTATGTTCATTGACGTTCTCACTTCTAAGAAAGACCCATACAAGATTAAGTCTAGGTGGAATCCTGCGGTGTGGGGTAGTGGCGAGCAGGCCGACGAGATGGCCGACCAGCATCAGGCTCTGGCTAGGTGGACCCGCCAGCAGTCGTCCTTTGGTTCAAAGTCCATAGCATTCGCCCATGAGATATTCACCTATGGCAACGTCCCTATGTATTCTCATTGGAAGAAAGAGACAGCCGAGGTACTGGACCGTTGGCCCGTAGGCAAGTCTGGCAAGACCGTATTAGAGCGTAGGCGCGTCCTCAAAGAGAATCGCCCAGATTGGGGCACCATATCCAACTGGAACTTCTATGCTGACCAGAACATACCGACCATCCAAGAGCAGAACTGCATCGTAGTCAAGTCAGAGACGGGAATCACAGAGCTAAGAGACGCAGCTAGGCGTGGCCTGTATATGAACGTAGACGAGCTAAACACTACGCTCCTCTACCGTGGTGGTGACGATGTACGCACAGAGAGCGAGGAAGACAATAGCACCTATGACTCTAACACCGATAAGACACGCAAGGGCAAGTTCCTAGAGTTTCAGGCTATGGCCCTATTGCCCATAGACGAGACTAAATCCAAGGGCAAGCGTTGGGATGAAGAGAAGAATGAGCTTAAGAAGTATTGGGTCACTATCATCAGCGACCAAGAGCCTACTAATGGCCTAGTAGTCCGCATCCAGCGCAACAAAGACCCTGACGATGAGTACCCATACAAGATGGTGCGAAACTTCCCCATAGACAACGATAAGCTCTATGGCCCATGTCTAGCGCAGATACTTAGGGGCAACATCAACGAGCAGACCACTACCAAGCAGCAGGGGCTAGACCGTAGAACCGTGAACAATAACCGCCCGCTGAAGGTTAAGAAGGGTGAGGTCTGGGTGACGAATGCTGGCGTAGAGACTGAGAACTTTACCTTTGGCCCTGACGTAATCTATGAGTGCAACGACCCGTCTAAGGACATTAGCGAGTTTGAGCTAAGTCCTGTTTCTGACAATGCCAACATACTGGCCTTCCTTGAGAACGACAGCAACGAGACAGCCGGAACTACGCAGACAGTATTGGGTGCACCGCTTGGCGGACGTACAAGTGCGTCTGAGGCTGAGAACGTGAACAACGCTGCTGCTCGCCCTCACCTGATGATATTCCGCTACATCCTAGACCAGTGGCTATCGTGGCAGGTTAAGAAGGAAATCCGCTTGTGGCATATCTACGGCAAGGAAGACCAGATTATACGAATCTCGGACCAGCAAGTACAAACACAAATTAACCCCACAGAATTATATGGGGACTTTGACATAGAGATTACGCTGGTCCAAGACTTTGAGCAGAACATCATGGACAGGCAGAACCTTACGTTTGCCGCCCAGAACCTATTGCCAATACTCAATCCAGTGTTGAACCTTCGCAACGTGGCCAAACGGGTCTTTGACGATGTGCTGCACTGGGAGTCTGACGACCTTATCAAGCCAGACAACTCAGAGGCTACAGAGGTCAAGGCTAGGCGTATGATTGAGGGCATGAAGGCCAATGAGGCAGAGATACCGCAGGTCAATGCCAACGATGACTTGGACGTTATGATGCATGAGCTTACGGGCGAGTTGATTTCATACAATGGCGTAGAGAGTGAGGTTCCATGGCTGCCACGGCTCAAGAAGGCGATACAGCAGACTAAGTTCCTGCAGGACTCTGCCCCATCCATTCTGCCACAGGGAACCCCCGCCCAGCCTAGTGGCAACGAGACTACGGGTGAAGTAGTGGGTAACGAGATAGCGGCCCAGCGTGGCGCAGTAGCTGGTGGAGGCCAAGTATGACGACAGTTTTTGACAGGATAAAAGACCAGAAGGTTTGTGACGGTGTAAAGCACCTGGCAAGCCTTCCTGAATGGGATGAAGCATTTTTGCCGTACCTCAACGAAGTCGAACAAGACGTGGTTCAACGACTAAAACGAGAGGACTTGTCAGAGAGGGACACGGCAGTTTGTAGAGGCGAATTGAAGCAGATTGATAGGTTGCGCGAGTTGCGTAGCCGTCTGCGACAGAGATAAGACAAGTAGGAGAAGGTCAATGGCAGACGTACCTGAGACTGATTCTGGAACGACCCTGATGCCAACGCATGAGGATTCTCGGCCCACCAGTCAAACGGAAGACGTGCCCGCTACTGAAGATGCCCCAGCCACTGGGACTCCATCAGAGGCAGCACAAGTGGACCTCAAGCGTATTGAAGATACGCAGACGGCCCTTAAAGAGAAGCAGTCAGAGTTTCATGCCGAAACATCACGCATGAGAGAAGAGATTGCCAAACTTCAAGGGGTAAAAGAGGCACTATTAGCCCAGCCAACAACACCTGAGCCTGAAGTCAACTGGACGGAGTTATATGACGATAATCCGTTGGCGGCAACTCAGCAGATGATGGCGGCTGAAATGAAGAAAATGCGTGATGAAGTAGTTGCGTTACAGGAAGAGAAGGACCAAATCATAGCGAGCTATGTAGACAGCCGGACAAGTCCTGAGCGCAGACAGCTTGAACCAGTCATTGCCCAATTAGCGGGTGAGGGATGGTTCTTGGCACTACCCCCATCAAAGCAGTTAGAGGCTGCTCGTACTTATAGCAAATCTATGAGTAGCAGCCCATCATTGGAGCCTGACGAGTTGAGTCCCGCAGGTACTGGTAGGCGTTCTACGCCCCCAGTCGAGGACCCAGCACTGAAGCGTAAAGAAGTCGCGCAAGAGATAGCGCGTAATCTATGGCCCGATAGGACCAATTCCAATGTCATAACTGTAGGGGAGGGATAAGTCATGCCTAGAGTAAACAACGCAAAAGAGAAGCGCGGCCCTGGCAGACCTAGAAAGAAGGCACCAGAGGTTGACATAATTCAGGAAGTATACAAAGACGACAGAGCAGCGATAGTCGAAGAGGCGAGGGAAGCCCTTGGTTCAGATGCCGCAGGAATGGCATTCTGTTATCGCAGCCCTAGAGAGTCTGGTGATACTTCTAAGCGTTTGGGCTACGTGCCAGCAATGAAGGCCGCCAAAGAAGAGGGCGGTTCTAGGGAACAATACAGCCATGGTGGTGACCCCTTATGGATGAGGCCAAAGGAAGTTTCGGACATGTTCCGAGATGCCCCAGCCAAGCTTGCAGAGATGCAGCTTGACGATGCCGAAACTGGACAGGGTGACCAGTACGATGGCTTAATACAGGAATAATACAATGGCAACATTGGTAGCAGTAAACCCAGAAGTGGTCGGTAAAGGAACCGCCATGCCTACGGGTACATATGCTATTCTCAGCGGTCAGTCTTGGAAGGCTGGACAGTTTCTGTTTTTGGACACTAATGGTCTTTTGAAGGCTTGTGCGTCTGATGCAGCTTCTGGTACGGGCGGAATCAAGTTTCTCGCTCTTGCGGACCAGACAGACCCAGGGAACAGCACGACGGACATCGAAGTTGGACTCATTACTAGAGACACCATCTTTGAAATGAACGAGCTTGACGGCTCAGTAACTGTTTCGAATCGCGGTCAGTTCTATGCGCTAGACGTTACGTCTAACGTGTGTACTGTTGATGTCGGTGATACTGGCAACGACGCGCTCGAAATAGTAGCTCTCGGTGGGGATTTCTCGCCAGCAGAGTATAACAACAGCGATACGAAGGCTAAGGTACACTGCAAGATTCTGACAGTGGCACTTGAAGCCGCACCAGCGTAAGCTAAGGAGATAGAAAATGGCAACTGCATCTGCACTTACCAATTATTTCTCGGCTCCTGGCACCCTAATGAAGGAAAACTTCGGGGATGTGCTGGACGAGAGATTCGCGTTTGTGAAAGAACGCACATGGCAGGAACCAATCCAAGGATTGGACTTCTGGCAGCAGCGTGACACAGACAAAGACACAGAGAGACATTCATACATCACAAGCACAGGTATTGCACCTAAGAACCGTGATGTTGATTCAATGCCTCTTGCTAACAAAATCCAAGGTTTCGACAACAGCTATACGCCAGAAGTTTATCGACTGGCTATACAGGTTGAAAGACGCCTTAGAGAAACTGACATGTTCAATGTTATCGACAAGCGCATGGCTGACCTTAATCAGTCTGCTCGCGACACCATTGAACTTTACGCGGCTTTGCCGTTCAACACAGCTTTTGCTACTACCGTAGCTTGGGTTTGTGCTGATGGCATGAATCTGGTTGATTCGGACCGTAATCGCGAAGATACTGCTGCTGGTACTTGGGGCAACGAGGAAACGGCTTCTAGCCTGACTCAGAGTTCTGTTGGTACTATGCGCCTTAACTTCAGAAAGAATACGAATGAGCGTGGACGTGTGCGCCCTATCCATATGCAGCAGGTAATCATTCCTCCTGACTTGGAAGATACGGCAATCACTGAGCTGGGTTCTGCACAGAAGCCTGGTTCTGCTTTGAACGATAAGAACTTCCTCACGGAATACAACCTGAGCTACAGAGTTTGGGATTATCTGACAAGCACGACTGCTTACTTCGGTAGCGGTCCGAAAGACAGCCTGTACGAACTGTTCTGGTACTGGGGCAAACGCCCTGAGAGCCAGTCGTTTGACGTGGCTGGTAATCCTGATGTGTGGGCAACCCGCATGAGGATGGTATATGTTACGGGTGCGGACAGGCCGCATTCAATTCGCGGCAACGCGGGTGCATAAGGGTAATTAAAGGCGGGGTTGGGGCTGACCTTAGCCCCGCCTCACCCTCTAACTAAGAGGAGGCCATGATAATGGCAGCGAAAGAAAAAGTTAGCTCTGTAGAAGAGCTTGAGAAGAAAGTAGATAACCTGTGTGCAGTAGTACGCAGGATGCAGGAAAACTGGGGTCGGTTCGCCGAATCTCATCTTGGGCGTCCTAGTGACGGCAAGAAGAAAGGCGAAGTTGGTTCAGCACGTATAGGCATATTGGCCGTTATAGCCGTTATTGGCTTGTCGGTTATTGCTTATGGCGCAGAACTGTTTGACCTTAGTCAAGGTACAGGCACTGCTAAGTTTGAGCAGACATCCCGTACTGGCGACATCACCCTGACGGTAGACGCTGGCGTATTCGCTAGTGGCACGACTGTTGGCACTGATGGCTCTGGTAGCGGAACCAACGCTCAGTCTACGGTTGCACTGACCTATGCCGAGAACGGCAACAAGACAATAACGATGACGCTGGCACTCACTCCGATAGTGATGACGCCTGCGGCAGACGATACGACTAATGCTATTGGCAGCGTAGTGTTGCTCAATCTTCCAGAAGGTTTATGGAATTTTGACGGTACTGTTGTCAATGACCTGACGCTTAACGCAACCAACATCTACATGGACGCCACTAACAAGTGGACGTTTGGTGTTGGTAGTTCTGCTGCGTCTGGGTTTGGTGCGTTGAGTGGCACAGAGATTAACTTTGCCTCAACCAACACGCCAATACAGGTCACTAACGTGTATGACACCGTTTCGACTACAGGAAACTTGGTCCTCGACGGCACTGCTTCAGGTATCACTGTCTCGCTTAACTGCGTGGTAGATGCTGCTGCAGGTAGTGCATTCACAGAGGTCACAACTAACTTCGTCAATGGTACTATTGTTATCAATGGCAAGAATGTAGGTGACAACTAAACAAGCTATAGCTTGGGGGTGTAATCCGCCCCCAGGCTACTTGGAGAAGATATGAAGAAAATAATAGAAACTCTGATTATAAGCTTGCTGGCTGTTACATGTAGCATGGCTGGGCCGAAGAGTTCTTTGACCTCAGTTGCGCCCGTATTGAAGCTAACGGATGTTAGCATTGGCTCGTTCACACAAGCCGTTGATGCTGTCACTAGCTCAAAGGTGCGTGGCTTCGTTGAGATGATTTACATTCAGGTTACGGGTGTGAACACTGTAGACGTGGACATAGTGACGACCAATGTGGTTGATATAGGTTGGCCTGAGAGAACGCTGTATTCTGCTGATAATATCACTGCTAATAGCACGTTCATCACCAATGGTGTTGGCGGGCGATACGTGATGTATGACGAGAAGGTTATACTGAAGTCCTATGCGGCTACAGCAACCAACAGCACAGTAAAGGCTACAGTCATATTTGCTAAAGAATAGGGGGCTACAATGGGTATCGAGTTCCATGACCTCCTAGACAGGAAGGCCCGCAAGTATGGTGCGTCAGCCGAGTCTCCTACCTTTCAACAGCTTGTCATAGATTCGGGCAACTCAGTCCTTGACGACTTTGAGAACAGGATAGGTGTAGGCACTACACGCATAGACAGCGTAGAAGCTGAGATACCTTTGGACGCCCAACTGTATGAGAACACCTTGTCTATCGGCATGGATTTCTACATTCAGGGCGAAGCACAGTACACCATAGAAAGCCTGCCTGCTATAGAGGCTAGGTACGATAGGAAGCTGAATCAGGTTAGGCGCAAGTATAGGGCGTCCCAGACTCCTAGAGGTGTACGGGGGGATATGTCATAGTGAAGCGTTTGGCTCTAGTATTACTGTTGTTGGCTACGACTGCTCTAGGGGCTGAGTATAACATTGGCGTTCTGTTGAATGAGCGTAATGCCATACTGGTAAAGTCGTCTAGTGCTAAGTCACTAGAGAGCGACAGGTTCTTGACTAGGTTCTGGAAGGCTGTGCCTAACAGGTTCCTAGAGGACGTGGCAGCAGACGTAAGGGCTAGGCGTACAGAGACAAACCCCAAAGCAGACCAAAGGGTATATGCTGGTTTATGGCGTATATCTTCTGTAGAGATACAGAGAGGGAAGACAGGCGATGGGCAACTTATTGAGCATTTGCAGTTTGGTTTGGCTACCTCCTTACCAGACTCAGAAGCGCGTTTAGGAGAGGCGGTAGGCGACCCAAAAACGTCAGGCTTCCGTTTTAGGCAGTTCTGGCCGTATGTAGACCCCCAGTCCGCAGACACCCTACTCGTCTCCCTAAACGACGCTACTGTTGTAACCAACCCCGTTGCTGATGCACAGACGTATACGGGCACATTTGTTGTAGCCGAGATAAGCAGCAAGAGATTAGATGATGCTGCCATAGAGATTTCTAGGACATTGGGTAAAGTGTCCTTAGTGACCAATGCTGGGGATTTGGCTAGTCTGCCCCATAGGCTCACAGAGGACCATGAGATACTTAAGCTATTTGGGTTTGAGACGGGTGAGGGGCGGAACTTAGGGCTGATATGGGACAATATCTCGCCTGACGTGCAGACGCAGACCAATGTGATGCGCACCATTACTGACGCCCAGTTGGTGTCAAGCAACGCACCAGGCTGGACATACTCAGACAGGCATTGGAAGATACAGAAGGACAACAGTGCTACGTTTGCTGTGGCCTTTAGGTCCAATGTATGGAACGTATGGAGTGGTAATACCAATACTACGTACAATGAGATTACCTACAGGAACCGTACAAGGGATGGGGAATCTAGGGTCAAGACTTGGGAAGGCATACAGATAATAGACTCTACACAGGCAATCAACGCTGTGAGCGGGTTTACTGATTCTAGCGAATACAATGTTATTGAGGCTGCCGTAACCGATAACGGAGATGGCAGTGTGGCACTTCGTCAAACAACCCTTAAACGGGTAGTCGAAGCGGCAACCACTGGGACGGATGCTCTGGACGGTGAGCGCGGCCTCAATCCTTTAGGGTGGGAGTTTGGCACCAATGCGGTCAAACGCTCAGTGTATAGAAACTACACCAAGACGGCAGCGGCCAGCCTGACCGATACGGTGCCTAGCACCTATAAGCTCATAGACAAGAGCAGCGATATAGACGCTAATGGGCTGTATACAGTTGTATTCACCTATCATACGAATACGTGGGCCAACCTTAGCGGTACGTCATTGCTGACCACCAATACCTACGCCCATATCAATGTAGACATAGGGGGCGGGACAAATGGCAGGGACAGGCAGCATATCGTAGGGGCCGATGGGATACCTATAGGGGCCATAGAGAGCGTCAGGGATGCGTGGCAGCCTGTTAATGGGTGGTTTCAGGATAGCCTGAGAGTGAGCGACAACAAGGACGGTAGTGCTAGTCTGAGGTCGCAAGAGACGCTGGCTAGGGGTACTAATCTGTTTGTTAAGCGTAGGTTTGAGGCTGGCAGGGGCAAGCGCAACGAGGCAGAGACTATAGAGTGGTATCATCTAACGGCCACCAACTCGCAGGTGCTTTATTCTGACGCTTTCACCAACCAGACAGATATGTACCAGTCCAGCATTCCTTCGCCTACTAACCACCAGTTATTCAGCATAGACCAGAACCTGCAGGCCAACGGCTCCTATGTAGTGGTCCGAAAGACGTACATACCTGACGTGACTAGCGGCAACACCGCATGGCCCCCCGATACAGGCACACAGACAAACCTTTTCAATACTAGGAAATACAGGCAAAGCCCCACCAATGACGCCATAGACCAAGTGCGAGTGTTCACTTGGTTAAAGTCTGTGTCGTACCATGCAGACTCTGATTCGGCTTCAGCTGCTATGGGCGGTGTATCAGAGCAGGGCACTAAGGTTGACAGGATTGGTGATAGGAAGTGGCGCACAACAAGGGTCGAGTCGTCTGATTTAGGAACGTGGGCAAACGAATGAGAGCTTGGCTAATACTGCTTTTGATTGTGTGTGCAAGCGTTTGCTTCGGGCAGGATGAGGAGGCGGTTATTGCGGAATTGATTGCCCACGCCAAGGCACTAGAGACACGCATAACCGAGCTTGAGACGCAGCTTGACGACGCTGAAGACGGTGGCGAGAGTGATGATTGGTCGTCAGGTTGGCCGGAATCGTCAGTTATTGTAGAGTACGTTAAGACGGGGGGCGGATTGCCCGCAGCCACGGTCACATACACAGTTTTGCAACTAGGAACGAATGGGGTGCTACTTTTCGACTTCGTTCGTGCGCACAATTAGAGATGAGATGCTTAAGAGGATTATCAGTATAGTCATGGCAACAGCAATGACATCAAGTGCTGCAAGCTATACGTCCATAACCAATGGCGTAGAGTGGCAGGCGTCTAACGTAGTCAATGAGTTCACGATTACGTACAATGAGCATGCTACGGCTATAGGCTCTAACGGCATAGCCACCATACTCGCTGGCGATGACATACAGGGCACTAACTTCTGGAAACCCATACAGCAGTTCCTGTCACGCAACTGTACTAGCTTCCTAGATTGGGCTGCTGTAGATACGGGCGGGACTAACGCTGACTTGCCCAATATGACCTTTACATGGACAGGGCTACAGGCTAGGGCTGGCGTAGACTTTATGAGAAGGGCCACACAATGGGACCCTGACGGTGGGGATGTATGGACCAACTACAATGACTCTATGTATTGGGCTGTGAATGGTGGGGGCACAGGGACCATAGAGGCAGGCGATATTATAGGCCCATGGGTGTTTGAGGACCTACAGAAGATGTATAGCGAGTTGGACGTTACCTTTCAGGAGCGTGGTTTGGGTCAGAGTTCGCCATATGATGTATTCGCCACCAACACAAGTTTCAAGGATACGCTAGTGACTGTTACGGGATTCGTGCTAGGCCAAGACAATGAGGCAAGTGGACGGGTAGCCCAAGTTAGTGCATGGGACAATACGGCATGGACTACCAATATCTTTGGGGCATCCTTACGCCCATACGAGGTTAAGGGCCGAGTTGAACGAACAGCCCCCTTCAGTTTCACCGTAGAGGGCGACAGAGAGCGTGGACAGGCATGGGCAGGCCAAATCGCCACCCACATACCCTCAGAGGCAAGCATATGGTTTCTAAGCGACCCTGCGTCCCTAACCATTAACGCCTATAGCAATAGACCTACTGGCTATGACGGCTACCCGT